CAACCAACTCCAATAGAAATCTCTAAATTATTTAATAAAAATTTTTTATTCCAACCATTTCTACCTGGTGAAACAGTTAAACTTTTCATTTCAGTTAATAAATTCTTAAGTATTTGGTTTTTAAATTCAATATTAGGAAGTATTACGTCTTTCAATGGTATAAAATCCATTGGACTACGTAGTTCTTCTAATTGTTTTTTATCAATTCCTGTTTTAGATATATATTCTTTTTGAAGTATATCTACTCCAATACCTACTCCATCTTTTGAAAGACAGTTTATATGGTAATTATCTTCAATATTTATTCGTAATTGGATATCTTTTTCACATCGTTTGAGTAATTCATAAGTAGATAATACATCGTTTATATTATAATTAACCATATTATCTATTTCTTGTAATGCTAATGGAGATTGCCAATCACAATTAAATTCTTGAACATTTTTATACATCATTGTTACTTGCATTTCTTTTAAAGAAACTCGTAACGCTTTACTATATAACATAGTAAGTAAATCTAATGTTAGAAAGTTTTTAGCATATTTCCAACGTTTCCAACTATCAATATTATCTTTATCTTGTGTAATGGTGTTTGATAGATTAAATATAGATTTACATATTTTACTATACGTATACTTAGAATTAGAGAAAAACTCAATGCAATAATTTATGATGGGATTATCATAATGAATATTATTATAACCTGCAAAATAAGCATTTTCTGTCAAAAATAGATTGCACATTTCTTCTATGTTATTTTTTCTTTCAGAACATTCATATTTTATTAATTCTTCTGTTTCAGTATTTAATAAAGTACAATGAAATACGTTTTGAAATACTTCAATATCATAAACATATACTGTTTTTCCTCTTATCTTCATAGCGTATAAATTTGTAGTGATTCTGCTCAGACTCGAACTGAGATTTAAATTTTAGAAGAATTTTGTTCTATCCCTTGAACTACAGAATCTAGAGGCAGGATTCTTTATAGACTATCCTGCTAAAAGTCTGTCGCTCTACGCTGCTTGCTTTATCTCTGGCAAATGTTTAGCAAAGCATTTCTTTTCTAAAGTTGCTCTATCTACTATCGTAATAGATTCATAGTTACTATATTTATCGGATAACTTTGTATTCAATTTAGTAACTACTTCAGTAAGTTGTTCAATAGGTAGATTAGAGTAGCTTGTCTTAAACTCTTTATCGTTTGTAGTAGCTATAACTACTTTATACGGTCTTTGTTCTAAATACTGTAGCTTCTTAGACATCTTGAATTCTTCAAGTTGTTTAGCTACTTTCTTAATTTTCTCTTCGTGAGCTGCTTTATAAGCTTGTTGTTTAGCAATACGTTCTGCTTTATTGCTACCATATAGATTCTGTACCAATTCTTTATGGTAACCAGAATAAGGACGTTCTTCTAATAACTGTTTTTTATCCTTTTTATCAGATACCTGTGTAGGTTTCTTAGGAATACTAGCTATGCCTTTTTTAGTTTCATGATACTCCTTTCGTGCATTAGTAGCTTCAGGAGTCCACTTATAAGTATATACTTCTCTACTTACTATTTTATCATGACGACGAGTAGTTACAAATTCCTTTGTCATAGGTTTAATATTTTCTGACAAAGATATTCCTTTGCTACACATAGCTTTATAATCTGAGGATTTAGTTAATCCATAACGTTTCTGTAAGTTTTGCTGGTATTTAGCATTTTTCTTATTTCTAGTTTCTTGATTCATAACAATTGATTTTAATAGTTAAAAACTAAAGGAAGCTAAATAGGTTAATGTTTTAAGATTTCCCGTACGTACTTTCCCTATCGCTTCCTTGTTATATTTTAAGCAGCTAAGCACATTGGAGCAGCAGAATCATCAAATTCTGTTTCTTCGTTGAACTTAGTAAGTTTCTCTTTTAATTTCAGAATCTCTAAATCGAGTTCTTTTATTCGTGCTTTAACCCAGTTTGAAGTTAAAACTTCAGTCTTATTTAGAGCTTTTTTACCTTTCTTAGATTTAAGAACAGGATTCAAAGTTCGTATACGACTTAGATGTACTTTCATTTCTTGTAATTCACATAATTTAAATACATCTAATTGATTACAATCAGCTGGTAAATCACTAAATTTCTTTATACCCATATTGATACATAGTATCTTTAATTTAACAATTACTCGATCATCTGTAAGACCTTTGATTGTATTATAAAGTTCTTTCAAATCGTAAGTACGTTGATAATTACGATTTACTACATTCTCAATAGAAATAATATTCCAATACTTAGTAATATCTGCTGATAGTTTATCACGCTGTTCAATAAATTTATTTGCTTTCATATATACTTGATTTTAAATAATTTGACAATTAGTTAATTACATATAGTATATTAGAAAGTCTACCTGTGTAGTTAATAGACTGATCAAAGTCTAATAACTTAAAATATCAGCTATCTTCACAGACCGCTGATATGAATAACAATAAAATTAAGAAATAAGACAGACAAGATCAAAGAGTTAGCGCCTCTGTCACATCTCGATACGGCATCCGATTCTTCTTCTCTCGGCTTTCCAACACTTAGTTACCTTAGTAACATTATCAGAGGCAAGTAAGTAAGAGTATATACGAACCCAACCAAATGTATATACTCTTACTGATTTTATGTTGATTTTCAATTATTTTCTACTTAATACGAACCCAACCAAATGTATATATTCGATTATAAATCTCCTTCAACATGTAAACTGACGGGTATTCTTTCATACCCAAAATCTATGCAAGCATTTGCTACCCCAACCATTTTGCGTCGCTTGCTGTTATTACCCATATTTTTGTCAAAGCCTGGGTCATCTTTTGTAATATCATAGGTCAATTTCAATGGACTGTTTTCATCAAGTAATGTACAATAATACAATAATAACTCGATTACTTTTTCTTTTTCATCTTTCTTAAGTACTTTATCAATTGCTTCTGTCAAAAACCCAACCAAACCTGACTTATCGCAATTGTTACTCTCTACACCTGTGATGATAAAAGCTATTCTTTGTACTAAACTAAAAAAGTCTATTACATAATAGGAATTAAACCACTTATTTACCCAACCATATTTGTGGCGTCCTATTAATACTGTTCCATCGTATCTAACTTTAATTGTTTTGCTCCCATCCATTAGCAAATTATTTTGAATGCGAGGATCAGACATAATTAGCTGTAACATCTGCAAGTGATATGAATCTATTGGCTTTTTACTTGTTGCCATAGTTTTATGTACTTAAGATTAATTACTCGTCGATGCTCTTATAGTAAGCAGTAGTGTCGTCCTTAGTAATCTTGTTGATTTGTTCCAGAGAAGCTCCCTGATTTGCTAATTCATCAATAAAATTATTAAGATCAGTCAAATTACTCTGATTCAACTGAGTGATAACTTCTGTTACCATTTTAACATTCCAGAACGGAGACCGTTCTCCAGTTGCTTCAAACTTCAAGATAGCATCTTGAACATCTTTCGGACCGGCTTTCAATACGATATCTACATCTGCCCGTAAATCAAACTGCAACTTTTCGTCATTATTAAACATAATAACAATCTTACCATTTGCAGTCCGCACGATATCTACGTTGAATAAATCAACAGTTTCAATCATATACTTCTTCATCGGATTTGCAAGTACAAGTCCTGGCATATCACCAGCCATTTTTTTCTTGTAATTCAAATCTAAATTATCACTTACGGGGATTGCCAACCGCCGACCAACTAAAGCACGGCTAAATGCAATTACTTTAGTACGTAACTGTGTAATTTCTTGCTGAGTAAAACCTTCTGGATTTTTGAACACGCTTTCATATTTTGTTGTTTCCATAATCTCTCCTTTCTTGATTCCGTGGTTGATTCCACCTACGGAGTAAGTTAATACTAAGTTAATTTAAAAAGTAAGCTATAGAGTTCTTTTATCTAAGTGGAATAGTGTCTAATATCTATTCGTTTGTTAAAAACTTAAAAACCACTTCTTGTATTCAAACAGTAAAACTCTATAACGAAATTCTGCTAAGATTTGATAAGTAATCTGAAAAAAACTATAAGATAAGCTTTCGTATTATTAACATTACTACTAGAACGTGATGTTATTACTTCACTCGGCATTCCCCGTAGGACTTTACTCATGAGACAGATGAGTCAGCCGTTCTTCATAAAATTATTAATACTAAACTATGAAAATATATGTAATTCGATATCTGAAAATCGAATGCTATGCTAGTTAATACCTAAAGAGGTACAACGGGACTCCAACGGTAGGAGATTTATACCCATCAAATAACATTATAACTGAAATTATCTGAAAATCGAATGCTATGCTAGTTTCTGATTGTTTAAAGAGCCTAACAGCAACTATAACGTGCTCTTTTTCCTATTATAGTAAGGAGTACTGTATATGATTCATAACCTACAACTGTTACTTCACTATCGGTAATACTTCTACCGAATTTTATTTTGAGCTGTTTATGTTTCAAAACACCCACTCTATAGCCTAATAGTTTATTCTAAGGCTGCGTGTACTTACGACTTTGTTCTTATTCTGCACATAACTTTAGGATTTCCACCTATCATCCTTTAATGTAAGGAATCAGCGTCACTTTACATATATTGTTGCGCAATATACTTTAAATGTTTCAAATGTCAGCAATTATATTGTACAGTCGAGGGTGGCTCGGATTTACTTTCGTCTTCTTATCACTACTCGTCCTAAAACCTACCATTGAACTTCCTCATTAGTTAAGTTAAACATGTTTATTCTCTCATAAATAGAGACTTCCTAAATAGATTTACATTCTGTCACTTCCCGTTAAGACTACTACTTAGTGCAATGCACAGATTTTTCTCCGGTCTGCTTCGTGTCCGTCTCTTAATGTGTCTGCTTCTCTTCAACCTGGGAGTAGGGCGATGCTCACTTTCACATATACTCTTAAGGATAGAGTATCTCACCTTGTGCAAATTTGATAAAACTCCAGTTATGCTTCTGGATAAAATTATTTAGTACTTCTAAGCTTTATGTCTTCCGCTTAGTATTGAAATAGTGTTATTGCGCACTTCATCCGCTAGTTATCTTTATGTTCCTGTTGCAAAGCACTCTAGGTTTATACTCAGATAGATAACAACTGAGTTTATTATAATATTACTTGAACTCACATACTCCTTATTTCCTAAAGAGGTCCGTTGCAGGATTCCTTATTTATTAACATTGGATCATTGCTACTCAGCCAATAGGCACACAATCTACTACTCACTTTGTCACTCTATCCCTCTATACTGGAGTGTATAGTAATACAAGCTTAGGATTAGCTATGTACTGATTAACATAACATTGCGCATAGGCTTTACGCCTAATCCAGGTAATCTATCAATATTTTTTCAATAAGTAGTGCTATAATATTATAATTAAGTACCTTCATATATACTATCTCTAAACTTATTAAGTTACAATATAACTGTTTAGATAAGTATAGAACACTATACTGACATTTTTATATGGTCTGTGCCATAAAGGGGAGTTTGGAGCTACCCTAGAGCGTTATATGCTCGATAATGTTCAGCACGTAGTCTTGGACACTACGATTTGTTGGGCATCATCGTGTTTATTACTCCTTCTTGATTCAAACTATGATAAGTCTGCGAGTAACTTAAGAGGATTTCGTTCCCCTTGTACTGTTTAATTTTGTAGACTGCTCTCTACTAATTGCGTCTTCTGTTTCTGTCTCCAGTCGGTTCTCACCAAAAACAAGAGGGTTGTACACGCTCTCCCTCTATCTTATTGCTTCTTCAGTCTATAGATAGTATATAGACACAATAAGTTATTATACTTTCAGTAATAGCCTATAGTTGTAGCTATACTCTATTCCTACTAATATTCTGTACTATCTTAATTTTAAGAAAGTAATCTAACCATTTACTTTCTAATCCTTTGATTTAGATATCTCTGGATATACACCATTATAGCTCTATAATCGCATTGGCTGTTCTAGTTGCGACTCAGATTCATCTTCTCTGATTGTTGTTGTTTCAGTCTTTGGAGAATATCCGTACAAGTGGTTTTATTCTCTTTAACTGATGGCAGTTCTCTTACCTTAATGTATTTAGGTACTTCCTTCTCTACAACAGAAGTTAGATAGATGATACTGTCTTTCTTTTTGATTTCAACATTGATATTTTGTTCTGGGTTGCTTTGTCCATTTAATTTTATAGCGTTATCGTTCAAATTAATATCAATATTAAAGTCTTTTGCCCGAGGTACATCTGTGAACTTCGGAATCACATACTCATGTGCGGTGGCAGTGTTTGTATAGTTAGTTACAAATCCTACATATCCACCGAAAGCTAGTATTACTAGCGTAAATAAAACTGTTGGTTTTTTACTCATTTTGATAATGCGTTAGTTGTTACTTTTTAGTAGCATACGCAGATTTCTCAATATAGAAAGTAAGAGGATTCAAAGAGGTTGATGTGTACAAGCTAGATACTTTCTGCATTACTTGTTTCAACATCTTGTCATTCATTTCTGCTCCATAAGCAATCCGTAGATTGTTTACAGTCTTTATTGCTGAAATGTGTTTACCTTTAAGATTCAGACCCTTGATTTCTGGATATACAAGTTTGTCTTCATCTTTACCTTCGTTATTAGCAGAAGTAATAATACGATTGATCAGATCGTCATTAGTTCCACTAATTAATTGAGAATACCGTTTTGCTTCTTCTTCGTAATTATTGTTTTTTGCAGTTTCATCAGTAATCTTCTTAGCTAAGAATACTTTCACAACATTAGCAACTTGCGCATCGTTGTATGTTGTTAATTGATTCTTAAGCCAAGCATGAGATGCTAAAACTGACAAATTACCTGTTAGGTTACCCCAAATAGCATTTGCACAACCTTCAAGCAATGTAGCATTCCGTCCTGCTTCTTTCATCTTAAGCAATACAGTTGCTAATACTTGTGCTGGTTCTGCATTTTTATCAAGCTTATAGGCTTCTCGTGCAAATTCAATCATATTTGCTACGTTCTTACCTATACCTCCTGACTTCTGCTTGTGCCGCATGTTCATAATAGTACACATTGCCGCTACTTTCTGTTCATCTGTGACACATTCTTCGGGTTTTGGCATTTCCTGAGTTTGCGGAACTTTAGCATCTTGTTCTAAAGCTTTCTGCATTTCAGGATTTGTCTTTGCGACAGCATCTTTGAAGTTAATCTCAAGCTGTCCATCAGATGTTTTGCTAGGAAGCAAATTAACACCGAGGAACAAAGAAGCTGTTTCATTCAAATATGCAAACATTTCTTCGTTCACAGTAAAACCTTGTTCTTTTGCATCATTCTTGAACTGGTCGTTCCATTTCTGAATTAATACAAACATCATAAGGTCTGCCTGTTTTCCTGTTGCTTGATACATTGCCCGATCGTCTTTAATCTCTTCACGGCGTTTCAGAATTGCATTCATCAAATCTACTGAGTGATTTGCATCAATTCTGTCACTGTTTTGAGTTACGATATTAGGCGCAGGAGCTGCTGCTGGTTTAATAGTTGGAGCATTGCTGATGTCAATTTCTTCAGCTTCTACTTCTTCTATTTTTTCCTTCTTTGGCTTCTGCTGTTTAGGTTTCTTTTCAGTAGGTGTAGATTTAGGATCTTCCTTCTTTGGCTCCTCAACTGGCTTAGTTTCAGGAACTTCAGCAGGAATAGGATTCTTAATTCCTTCCTTAATCCGTTTGACGTCAATTCCGTCTCCCTCCTTTACATTAGATACTGGGAAGAGAACACTAGTAGTTTCACTAGTTTCATTGTTCTTCCACTCGGCTTTGATATTTTCAATGCCTTTACTGTCTTTCTCAATCTTAAGAGAAAGTAGACTCATATACGGTGATTTTGTGCACAACATATGAGTTTCATATGCTGATTTACCCATTGGAGTCTGATAGATACCACCTTTCTTTTGTTTAGCTGGTTTCTCTTCAGGCTTCTTTTCTTCTGGTTTAGAATCTTCTACTTTTGTTGTTTCTACTTTAGCTGAAGCTTCTACTGCTTCTTTAGCTTTTTTCAAAGCTTCTAAATTTCTTGCTGCTTTTGCACTTGGAGTCTTTCCACCTTTATTTCTTTTTGCCATATTGATTATGTTTTAAATAAATTAATAACTTAACAATTAATACACTTAAATTATGAAATTAAGTGCAGTCAACTGTCATCTTCTATCTCTGCATTGTTAGGCATAGTAAGTACATCTTCTCTATCAGTTGTTACTAACGTCTCACCTCCGTCTTCCTGACCCATTTCATAAGATTGGTTATCTACTGTCCCTACAAAAGCAGTAGAACCTTGAGATGTGGGATTAGGAGCCATAGTAACAACTAACTCTTGAGAAGGAGTATCTGAGGTATTTGCAACTACCTTTTTTACTCCAGTACCTACAACAAAGCCTAGTAAAAGTACGCATACTAAGAATACGTACAAACTAGCACTTTTACACATTCTAGAAATGATAAAAGATGCTAATGCTCCTAAAAGGAGTAAACAAAAACTAGTCATATTGTTGAAAGTATTTGTTAATAATCTGTTTTCTGTTTAAGTTTTTGTCTTGCTTTGTTTAAATTACCTTTTACAGCTAATTCATTCATTGCAAGCTTACTGGCTATCTCTTTATAAGACATACCATCTATACGAGCATTAATTAAATCTCTATATTTCTTCTTAAGAGTAGGTATAGCTTGTAAGACTATATCTAATTTTTCCTTTAGAATTAAATCTTCTTCAGGACTTCTCTCTAAAGCAGATAGTTGAATTGGATTTTCATCCTCATCAACATAGTTATTTAATTGCTCTTTTTTATTTCTACGTATATAATCAATTGATGCATTTACAGCAATTGTTTTTAACCACATTTCAAATGAAATATGATTTACATAAGTAGAAAGTTTCTCATAAGCTTTAGTGAATACTATAGATGTTAAATCATCAGCGACATCGGTATTTTTTACTACATTGAGTATAGTATACCAAATGTTCGATTTATATCTATAATATAATTCACTAAATGCTTTTTGAGAACCTTTTTTAGCTTGCTCTATGAGATCAATAATTTCTTGCGTCATATAAAGCTAAATTAGGATTTAGTGAGTTATAGTTAATCCAATAACTATAACTCTTAAAATCAGAAGGGAAGTTTTATGATCTCTCTGCAATAATAATTATTTATTGCAAAACACCTCTTATAAAATACTTCAGAAATGTGTTCTCGCCATTCTTCTTTCTCTTCTTCATTGAGAGGATATGCCATCTTTAATGACATATTAATAGCAATTCTTATTCTTACTAATCTAGTGTTAAAGTTTATTATCTTATCTTCCAACAGATTGTTAAGAATATCCATCCATAGTCTTCTATTTATCCACTTATTGATACTTAGACAAGTTATACTAGTAACTAATTTTAGTCTTAGATTAGGTGGTATATTTACCCAATCTTCTAATACACTATCAGTATATCCTAATACTTTTGTATTATAGTTAGCTGTTGATATAATCTTATCTAAAGTAAACCTATAAGGTTCCTCTAATTCAGCATTGAGTGCTTCAATAAGTCTCTTAAAATCGCTCATTATGGTTCTCTGTTTAGTGCTTTACAAATTACAGTGAATACATAGTTAGCTTGAGACATTTTTAGGCTGTATTTCTTCTTTAAATGCAGTCTAGTTCTTACTTTAGCTTGTTCTATACCATATAATGGTAAAGTTGATTTATAGTAAGCAATACCTTCTTCGATGATTTTATCTTTTCTAGAATCTTCACCTAAGCCTTCTAGAGTTTGTAAATCACCAATACCTACATTATCAACTACTTCAGTAATAGATGGTAATGCAAATGTATACTTTTCAGGATACATCATAATATCTACTACTTCAGGACTGTCTTTAGTAAGATCTTTAGCTTTACCATTCTGTTTAAAGTAATTAAGATCAATTGCACCTACTACTTCTAATAATGGTTCTACTCCGCTTAAAAGGAGCAATACATTAGTTTCTGGACCTTGTGCGATCCACATACCTGCTTTTAACATAATCCTTTTGTTTTAAGTATTTTGATAAATTCGTTTTTGAATCTTTTTACTACAACAGCTGCATCCATTGGACTAATATTAAATTCAGAAGCTACTTTTTTTCTAAATTCCATTTCTCCGTTACACTGTTGCATTACTTCTTGTAATTTTTCTCGCTCTCCTGGTTCAGTCCAGCGAACATATTGAACAATTTCCATGTTAATTCATTTGATGTTCAAGATCTTTAATTTTATTATGGATGCCTACCCAATATAACAAGCCTTCTTTACTCTTTTCAGCTTGAAACATTTCATAAATTTTGCATCTATTATATCCGACAGTGATATTATGTATACCACGTCGCCAACCTCTACCTCCCTTCATTACTGATGGAGTTGATTCATACACATACTCAATGAATGCAGTAAGTTTGCGTTCTCTTGTAAGAACAATTTCCCAAGTTTTAGGCAATTTATTCCTAATAAAACCTCTTAAGCCTTTTTTATTCATGTTTATATTTAAATTTTGTTTCTTTATATCCGAAGTGACATCTGATTGTATATATTGTATTGCTAATAGTACCATTAATTAAAATAAGTTCTATCCTTTTTATTGATCTATCAATGTAATATATATCATTGATATAGCAATTAATAATATATAGATATGGTTCTTCTCTTTCTGGATTACTGGTAATGTATATTCTTGCTTTGTACGTACTGGGATCTGAAGTTCTTATTTGTTGCTGTTTAGATATTCTATATAGTTCTACTAATTCACTCCTTATACAAGATAAAATAGTATCTTTACTATAGATATTGTCTTCTTTTTTATTCTTTTTATGCCGACCACGATTCATAAGTAGTTTCTTTAATTGAAGATCTAAGTCTTTCTATAGCTGCCAACAGTGTATCTATTCTTATTACTACTTCTGTGTCTCTAACAAAATGTTTAATATGTTTCAGATTAGTAATCATACCAGCTAAAAGCATAAGAGATAAGTTCCTTCGACTTGCCTTTAATTGATTTAAAGTCTTTTTCATCTGCAAAATATTTTTAAATACTGTTCATAATGTTTCTTTTCGTTTATAGATGCAATAGCATCTAATTTATTATAACTATTTTTTGGTAGTGTAAAATCATAATCTAATAAAGCTTCTTTTAAACTATGAAATGCATTATAATCGAACAAATCTTGATCAGTTATCTTAATTTGTTCAATGAGACCTGTTTCAAATATTGCTAACAATCTTAAAGCATATTTATTATTACTTTTAACTGCTAGTCACAATCCTTTTTCATTTTTATTATAATCTAAAGGAATAATTGATACTTTGTTATAATCTATTTTCATACTCTAAAATTTAATTTTGATAATATTTGTTCACGGAGTGGGACTCGAACCCACACTCTTAGGCATTGTCTGCTTGTGTCTAACCAATTGCACGATCCGTGACCCTTAGTTTTATATTCTATATCAAAGAATACTTTGAGGCGACTGTCACTATTTCTAGCGTTCTAATCTATTTCACAACCCCGCCAAGAATAACCGTTTCTCTTTAAATAAAGAGTTGATAAACTAGGATTACGGTATTACTCCCCTAGAGATTATCACGCACTCAGGCGAGTATAATCTGTTACAAAATATTTGTCATTTCTGACGTTATTGACCTATTCATTACTGTTTCTGCCAATCAATACATACATACCCCCTTGTTATTATTCTATAGTGGAGGTAGAGTCGGCGAAGACTCGTCTTGCTCAGGCATATAATGACCTAACAGTCAATATTGTAAAAGAGCTCTATACACTTCTGCGCCTTCATACTTTGTTAGTAACGCCTCAATTAGAGAGATATACATCATACACGAATTTTCATATACTGTTGGGTCAGTATAATAGTATAGTATGCTCTTTTTAGTAGTATAGAGAGCGATCAAACTCTCTATACTTAATATGTAATTCTAAAGTAATAGTATACACTGTTGATTATGAGCATAAAAGCATTAAATCTAGTATATAATAGCATAAAGCCGCTATTACTTTAGAATTTATAGTCTTTGACAGAATACATATTATACCAAGTGCTCATCTAGCAAGCTAGAGACTCGATTGAAATATAGACATAAAAGTACTATATGTATATGTATTTTGATATACTTACTGTTTTTCGTCTATGAGACTATCCTTTATTTATTAGCATAAAAGCATTTAAATAAAGAATGATCTATTTATAGCACATGATCAGTAGGCATAATATCCTATTACTAACATAAAAGCATTGAATAGAACTGTCAATTCAGTTCATTTTGCCTGAACTCCTTAATGCGACAATGCGACTTATATAATCTGTAGGGCTTACTTTTACTCTATTTAGCATAAAAAGCATTTAGAGTTTGGATGTTGATTAAAGATAGATGTTTTCGTATCTTGAACCAAAGACTTCTTCTTTCGCTTTTGCGATAGCGTCATCTTTCTTGTCTGTAAGTTCTGAATACTTTTTGTCCCAAGCTTTGTAATCACCAGTAGCTTCAAATTCAGCTTGAGCTTTCTTCAGTTCTTCAGAAAAGTCCTTCATAATGTTCTTGTGTTTTGATGCAAAACGTCCGTTTCTTTCAGCTTTAGAAACAGCTTTGTCACATTCTTTGATTCTACGTTTTACTTCCATAGAATCACGTTCTAACTGTTCTTGTTGTATCTGTTTCTTAGCTTCTGCAACTGCTGCGGCTTCAACTTTACCGTCTTTTTCTTCTTGAGCTTTCATTCCAGCTTCAAAGTTATAATTTCCATCAGTTGCTTTGTCACACAACATTGTTGCACCTAACATAATTCCTTCAAGGTTCATAAAATTCTTCATAATTCTTTTGATTTTAATTGTTAATAATTGATTTATTTAAGTGAATGAATTAACCCCATAAAGTATCTGATAAACTTCTGCGATAGATCTCATCTCTTTCTTCTTGAATATCTATCTGCATTTGAATAACAATACTTATCAGTTCTTCTTTTGTTTTCTTTTCTAGTTCTTCTTTTGTCCACATAATAATAAAGAAATAGAAAGTTATACTATCTATTCGTACGCCTTATTTGATAGCTAGCCCTTTTCCTTCTCCTGACCTTAAATAAGGTTGACCGTTGTATAGTCCGTAGGTATTAATCACCTTTAGGGGTCTGGCGTTATAACCTTCTGTGTTGATTGGATTCTATCATAACTACTTAATTAGTAATTCTTAGTTAAACAATAGCTCTTTCCCTTTTATACGGTTGCATTTTAGAATGTCTAACTCTCTTTTTAGACTGATATTCAGCTGCTTTTCCTGATTGCTTAGAACCTGGAAAATGAGATTCTTTATAGGTCTTTCCCATAATTATAACACTCTAATTGCTTGTACTAAAAGATCAAAGATATAAGCACATCCCTTTTTGTTGAGATACTCAATTGTAACTTCTTTTTCATCCAGCATCATCTCAATTTGTGGTCTAGTTAACTTACCATCTTCAATTAATTTCCAAAAATTGGCATTAATTGCAGCGATATTCATTAGACCAGCTGCTGTACACACAGTAATAACATCTTTCAAGATGTTTTCAATCATTTGTTTATTTGAAGAACTAGTTACAAATTTACTTGTTTCAAGTATTTCTGTATGTACTTCTGATAAACCAAGTTTTTTAGCCATAAGAGCTACTGCTGTTACAATACTTTCCTGATTGATTGATGCAGGGATTCCAATAATTACAAAGTTTAAAGATTTCATTTGATATGAATTTAAAGTTGTTTATAAATTTCTTGACTATAGTACTTACCGCATCTTTTACAGTAAGTTCTTTTAGTAATAGGAATATTTAATTCATTGTTGTTAGGCTCATTTTTCCATTTGTGCCCATGAATTAAACATTGTGAACGTAATGCAACTTCTTTCTGCCGTTTAGGATTATCTAATAATTCTAATTCAGCAAGTCGCTTGATGTTACTATGATAGGCTTTTAGCCTTCTGTAACTACTGATTTTCAGTTTGATTTTCTTAAAAATATTCATTCTTTCATATTTAATAGTTTTAATTATACAATATTTTGAGGACGTCTAGCTGCAACTAGATGGTTTTATCAATCTTAATTATATATTAACACACATTTTCTACTGTACGCTTACAGTAAATAAAGAAGGCATGTAACAGTTTATACAATATATTGCAGTATATTGCAGGCTTGACGATTCACATCGTTGTGTAACTTCTACACTAATACAGCTTAATTGAAATACTAATTAAAATGACTCTCACTTAGTTTTAACTCATAAGCAGATATAGCTGTCAAACTAATCTTATTGGAGTACATGGTTTTAACGTCTGCACTAATACTAATCTCCTCCACCTACCTTCAGACGGCAGTAATACTGTCATCTAAAATGATTAGATATAAGCCCCACATGTTTGTCGCTGATTCTCACAGTAAGAACGATTACTTCTATCTTCACAGACTGAAGTAACCTTATTTAATTTAATAGTTAACGACTTCATGAATTGTATCACTATTAAGTTGTGGTAATGAGGACCTTGGCATACTATCTGGTATATATTCCTTTTGTATATCCATACTCCTCTTTATTAATTTATCATAAAAGTCTTTATTACTAATATAAATAGAAACAATTTCGTGATTTGATAAATCTGTACCTTTAGTTACAAGTATTTGAGTTAGTACTTGTTCTGGCATAACCAAAAACACACTATCTACATACTTGTCTAATCTCATACTTTCACGCCATTGTAGTACTTCTTGTACTGTTGGTGCTACTACTTGTTCAATTGTGTCCGTTTCAGGGATTTGTTTTTCTTTAGGACTACGAGGTTTTGCACAACTGATAAAAATTGCTAATGCTACTATTGCTGCGATTAGCCAAAATACATATTTGTTTTTCATTTTTGATAAATGTTTTTAAGTTAATACTAAGTATATAAATGCTATTAATATTGCATCTATTACAATTAACACTCTTGTTACTGGATGTGTTTTATACCAATTTTCAAACTTATCCCACCATATATCTGCTAAATCAGCTTGGTTTGATTTCTTTGTATCCATCGTCTTTATCTTTATATCCACTACCAAGTGTATATACAAAAGATAATACGCAGAATATAAATAGTGCGATTATCACTACTTTAGAGTAATACCAATAATTCCAATAATCGGTATATAACAGTCCGTACACTTCTTCATCAAAGAAATATATTCCTTGATGTTCAATAATCATCACAGCTGCAAATAATGCAGTTATGAGTCCAAATAAAAAATACATTAACTTTTGCATAATAATTATTTATTGATTAAATACTATTTGCTACAAATACTATTGTTACTACTATTGCTAATAATATTAGTAAGTATACTAATAATCTGATAGTAATAACAATGCGCCAGAATCGTTCATTTCCCATATACTTTTATACTTATTATTGAGTTTTTGCCAAAAATGATGTCCTTCTTTTGTATGTCTCCATATAAGTGTACATTCAATTGCCATACTAGGAACTCTTAATTTTGTATAAAATGGTTCTAGGTTTATTTTTTTATCGTGAGCAAATTTACTACTGCCGTCTAAAAAGCTATCTAATACTTTTTCTTTAATAAGAAACGTAAGCAATAAATAAGGCATATTAAATAATATTTGCCTTCTGACTTTTTGTTGTTCTGTTAACTTTTTCATTGATTGAATTGTACTTTTTTATGAACTTTAAATATTACTTCAGTATCACTCTTAACTTCAATAGTAAAATGAGGAGATGATTTACTATCTATTCTTCGTTTGATCCATTTAACTACGTAATCCGCAGTTAATACTTCAAATTGCAAATAGCTACGCCATTTTCCACTCTTACCGATGTGTAGTTTTAGATTTCCTCTGTCAATATTAGTAACGGGGTTAACGCGACTTTGTTTTGAGTTAACTAATTTAGCTACTACTATGTCGCCGATTTTAAGATTTTGAAATTGTTCTAATGTCATATCTTTTTTTAGTTTATTGATTAAACATATGAAGAGGACAGCTAATGCTGTCCCCTACTATTTACGCATAGTTATGTTGCCACTCTTTGTTCATCCAGTGACAGATGCTCAGAACTATTTTTCAAATCTAAAATAGTGAAAACTTCTTCATACTGAGTTTAGATAGTGCTTACAATAATTGTATCACACACTACAATGATACTAATACTACATGTAGTTGGCTCTGCATTTACAGGCTTGCCACTGTCTATGGCTGCATTACTATTGTAGTATAAATAACTCTAAATTAGTTTGAATACATCTTGCTAAGAGTTCATACTTTCTGATAAAGTGTTTTCTTGTTTTCATATTATTTTAATTTTAAGTTAATAATCTGTTTAAAAACACTACTATCTTCACAGACTGTAGTGTATGGTTAAGTAATAATAAAGTAAAGGATAGTATGGCTGTATCCTTACAATATAGTTTTTTAGTGTTTGTTAGTAGCTCTTGTACGCATTACTCGGCAGAGGAGCCTTACCGAAACCTATAATGTAGGACCCTGTTTAAAACTTAAAGATTAATGTAATTAAAACAATCATAGTGGACTCCTACTTTAACGTTTTGAAACAGGAACGTTTTAATTTGCGCAATACACGCTCTAATTTTATATTAAATCCCATTCAATTAACGCTTCGATTGGTGACATACCTTGTTCGATGCATTCGGTTACTTCTGCTTCAAGATGATATTCTTTCGCTATTATGAGAGCTTCATTAACTGTAATTTTTGGTGTTTCTATAATATATATTTTTATTGATAAATAAAATTGCTATAATGGTGACTCAATTGGTTTGAAACGGTAAACCATAGCCCTCACAGTCAGACTGCAAGAGCTATATATTAGGTTTACTCGTCATCGTCCGCGTCATCAGTTTGTTGAGTTTTTTCAGATTCTGAGACAGGATTACTAACACTTTCATTAGCTTCTAGTTTATTGACACGTTTCTCATACCAATATGAACCGTTAGCAATGTTTGCATTTGCGTTCCTTGTAATTACTTCAATATAAGTTCCCCCGTTAAGGTCATTATCCCATTCGTTTGAATCCTTATAATCAGTAATTTCGCCCGTTTTTTCGTCAACAATCATCTCAAGACGTGAATATCCAACAGCGTTAAGTTGTGTTAATTCTTTTTGTTCACCGTTTGCGTCAGCATAGTAAATTTTACTTACACCTAAAACCTCACTAACCGGCAAGGTCTTATATACCAATGGTAACGAAAATTCACAATCAGATAATTTAACAACTTCTCCTTTCTTCGTTGTAAAGGTTTTTGAATCGCTTTCCATACATTTAATAAATCTGTCAAGATTTTTCTTGTATGCTTTCGCCGTCTCGTCTTCAGTCGGAAACAAACACTTAACAAGATTAATGTTGCGTATTGCAGCCGCTTGGGGATTCAATACCTTAACACCTCCAATCGTGATAAATGTGGGTGCATCCTTAGCGCCTTGTGAATAACTAAATGTACACACGTAAAACTCATCGCCATTGGTTCGAGTTCTTTTTTCTGCTGAAATCAATTTGCTTAACATGATTTTTTTCTCCTTTCTTGATTACTTGTTACTTGTGTGGAATAGCCCAACAGATACAAGCCCGTAGGGGTGTTCCACTCCGATACAAGGTAGAGGGGTGTGAATTTTTGCTGCTTCGCACACACAGATTTCTTCACCAAAAAAATTTTTTATATATTTTTATTTTATTTATAATTAAAAAATAGCTATTAAACTTAAATAAATATTCATAATAAATGTTAATAATAATAACCAATATAGTTAAATATACGTTACTGTATACAGTAGATACAGTTAAATACAGTATGAATACAGAAGACATATTAGAAGAATTAACTAAAGTAGATGATGTAAGTCCCATTACTTTAGAATTACTATTAACTTATTATTAACAATATGTACTCAAATGATGATATAAACTTTATTGCAAATGAAGTATATAAACTAAGTTCTTCTACTTAGTAGAATCTAATGAGATTGTATGGATTTATAATAACAGAAGCATGAATTACTATTTCATAAGACAAAGAGATTAGCAGTATTCTAATTGTCTTTACTTAAGTAAGATAAGTAAGAACTATAAATTAAATGATAATTATAGATCCTTTACTTTACCAGGACAAATAGAATATACTTTTTCTGAAGATTTATATAAACAGTTTAAGAAAGAAATAAATACAGTTAAATGACAGAATTTACTGCACTATGTTTAGTAGGTATGTTAGGATGTCTAGCTTATATCATACTAAATAAATTAACAAAATAATGTGCCCTAAGTACACGGGATCGTAGTACATTCCACGCTTAAAGAAGTTACCATAAGGTAGAAGCGCACCAGGGAATCCTAATCGTAAGTAGGCTCAGTTTAGCTACCTTTCTGACGGTCTTTGGTTAAAAAAGGTAGCCCCTAAAACGGTATTACTATGGAAAAGAACGAACAAAAAAAAGCAGATAGAATTGAATATGTTTTCAGGAATAAAACTTATATAGCTACTCCTGAGCTTAGTAAAGGTTGTTGTGTAGGTTGTGCGTTTGTTAATAATATGAACTGCGCTAACTTTAAAGATAGAATGGACATCTGCCATAAAGGATATATTTTTAAGCGTAAATTTAATCACATAGATGAGTAACCTTACTTTACTTACTGCGTTAATAGATATTATAAAGTAAATATTATGGAAGATAAAGTACTAGAAACAGTGGTAAACGGATTGGAATATAGTTTTGAAAAAGATATATTGGTAAAACCTTTAGCTCCTATCATGGTTACTAAAGAATATACAGAGCAAATCCCTACTGGGGAAAAGGACGAAGAAGGTTTTAATAAGTATGAAGTAAAGACTCATACTAAAGAAGTTGAATCAGATTTTGCAAAAGGTATTGTTCTATCTATTCCAATCGGTACTGATAGTACCATTAAGGTTGGTGATACTATAGTATATCCTAAGAAATTTGCTAAAGACTTTGATCTATTTAAAGACTCACAATTAGTTAAACCATACGACGTTGTAGCTAAAGTCGTTAAATAAGCTATCATTCATGATTGAATGTTTTATTTTAGAGTATTAAGTCGCTGCCCTGCCATCAAAGCAGGGCATTCTTTTTACTATTACTTTACTAAACATTAATAAATGTTAAATATTTTAAACACTTTTTATATTAGTGCGTTTTAAGGGCATTATGGGAACAATGATAATATTTCTTGTTAGTGTTATTGGTTTTGGTATTCTTACATATTGTCAAGGAAAGAGAGAAGGTTACACACAAGGTAGAATTGATGGATATGAAGAATGTAAAAAGAACTTTAACAGGATACAAGAATTTAAACAAAAGATATTAAATAAAAAGTTAGATATATGGAAGGATATAAAGTAATTAAGGAATTCAGTTTTGCTGAAAAAGGCGATGTATTTACTAAGGTTGAAGACTTGAATTTATGGGAACTACAGAAGTCTGAAACAAAACCAGAAATGGAAACTTATACTTCTATGGCTTTTGATTCATCTACTATGGATGAATTAGCTAAAAAAGATTATGTAATCTGGTTTAGTGAAGATGAAAATGATTGTTGTGTCTGTGATTGCTGTGATAAATTAGAAGAAGTAAAAGAATACGTTAATACTCTGATTGATACATATACTAAGGACTATAATGAACTAATAAAGGATTATAATGAAGGTAATGTTCAACAGTGCGTTAGAGTAGAAGCTGAAACAGTATATCATAATTTAAATAAGGTTCTTAATAGTATTAAAGATTTGTTAGATGAATAAATTAGTAAAGACTGTCAATAAAGGCAATCTTTACTATGAATACCTTAATGCTTTAAATGGTATACTACAACTTACAAACAGGGAATTGGAGTTACTTACTAAGTTCGTTGAATTAGATGTGAACTTTACTCCAATACCTGGTGTAAGTAAAAATGTAGCCAATACTGACAATCGTAGAATGATTAAAAGTACTATGGGTATTACTCCTGATAACTTAAGTAGATATATAAGTAAGTTCAAGAAAGAGGGTCTTTTAGTACAGGGAAAAGCAGAAGATGAATTAGTAGTTAATAAGATACTAATTCCAGAGATAATAAAAGATAGGGTGCAAATAACATTAATACTAAGAGTAAATGAATAATAAAATAAATAATAAACATTTCTATATGATCTTTGACAATGGGCATATAGTACATGTAGAGAATAGAAGTAATAGGTTAGTACGATATTTTAGACATCTCTTTAACTTACGTTCTAATCTGAAATTAACTTCTTTTGTTCCAAAGAAACCTTACTCTAATAAAGAAATCAAGAAATTATCTGATATACTATACAGAAATCGCGATTTAGATGAATCTGATATTGTAGTAATAATAAATTCTATTAGACCTAATACTATCAGAGAATCTTTAACAGAGTTAGAAACTAGTGAATATTATATAAATGCAACAGCAAAAAAAGATATCAATTTACTCAAGTCTGGCAAACAAATATAATTTACCTTATCCTGTTATAGAAGTAATATGCAATAGTCCATTTAAGTTTGCTAAAGAAGTAATGTCAAATGATGAAGATACTAAAGATATTATGTTTGCTTACTTATTTAAACTTAAATTAAAAAAGAGATATAAAGAAACAAAATGAGACAGTTTATTGAAGAATGCTTAACACCTAATTATAAGATTCACTGGTTAGATTCTATTTACTTTGATCCTGTATTACTTAACAATATACAGATGTATATAGCAATTAGTGACAGTAGACTATTAAGAATATGATACTAAGAAAGTTTGATAATATATATCCTAGAACATTTTGGATAGCTATAATAGAAAAGGAAGAAGATGTATACACAATATTAAAGAAATTCACTATATACAACTTATTACCAGGTTTCGATAAAATACGAAAAGAAGCTGAAGAAGAAATGTTAAAGGCGTATGACGGAGATGTTATAGCAGAATGTAGACCAGTTATGTTAAACAGTAGTTCTGAGATGGGTATTATTTGTATAATATACAGACCTGATGAAATAGACGGTACACATATAGCACATGAATCAGTTCACATAACTGACTATTACTTTGAAGTTACAGGAATGAATGGTGAAGAGTTCTCAGGAGGTGGTAATGAAGGATATGCTTATTTAGTTGGTTGGGCTGCTGGATGTTTTATTAAAGTAATAAAAGAATATGGTAAGACAGAGTAAAGAAGATTCGTTAGCTCTATGGGAGTTTGAGAAGAACAATACTAAACGATTAGGTTTTAATATCAGCGAAGAGTTAAGGGAATTAATGGAAGTTGCGGATAAGAAGATAAATGACTATTCGTTAACATATAATGAATTTCTAGATGACATTCTAGAAGGTTTAGCTAAACTAAAAGACACAGATAATATTGAAATTAGGCGGTTACAGATAAAAGGATTGTACAACTGTTTAACTAATAAGTATATTGAAGATGGAGAATGATGGTAAGAAATATGATTGTGGTAAAGTAAGAATGGATCTAGTTCCATTAGATGTAGTTGAGAATATTGGTAAGGTACTTACTTACGGAGCTCAGAAATACTCAGATAACAGTTGGCAAAACCTTCCAGATTTTTGGAAAAGATATAAAGCAGCATTATTAAGACATCTTACTGCTATAGATAAAGGAGAATTGATAGATCCTGAAAGTGGACTACCTCATATAGATCATGTACTTTGTAATACAGTATTCTTAGATTGGGGATTTCATCATGGTAAAGCAATTAGTATTAATACAAAAGATATTGAACAAGATAAATAATTATGGAACAATTGAAATTTAAAAAGTTAGATTACTCAGTAAAGAAAGAAGACGGCACAGAAGAGATTAGAAAGTCTGAAGGTAAGTTGCCTACTAGAGCTACTAGTAGCAGTGCAGGATTAGATCTATATACTACTCGTATTACTCAAGAAGTAGATAATAGTGGCAAGTTAGTACTAGTATATCACACTGATATTGCTGTAGAAATTCCTGAAGGATATGTTGGATTTATCTGTATGAAATCATCTATCTCTAAAAGATCTATTATTATGTGTAATGGTATTGGAGTGATTGATTCTGATTATCGTGGAGAGTTAATGGCTAAATTTAAAGTAACTACAGATGCTATTCCTACAGTATATACTACAGATGAACCATTTGCTCAATTAGTTATAATTCCTTGTTCTATATTAGAACCTACTTTAGTAGAAGAGTTAAGTGAAACAGAAAGAGGAGAAAAAGGATTCGGAGAAGCTACAGCAGAACAAAATAATGAAATTAAAGAAGTAAAAGAATAATTATGGAAAATCTAGATATTACAATTATTCCTGTAAGTGCATCAGGTGTTGGAAATTTTATTGAAGTTCGTATTAATGGTATGTTATATAGAACAGAGATTGTGCAAGGTGAATTTACAGAAGATGTAATGAAACAATCTATGGAGAAACTAATGCCTACTATTCCTACTGAACAACAGGAACCTGTAGAATTAAAATTTTATCAGCTATTAGATGCTATTGCAAATACTAAAGCTGAAGAAGAGTATAGAGCTCAGCATCCTGAGGAGTTTATGCCAGAGAATTTTGAACCCAGTGTTGAAGAAGTAACTGATGAAATTATTTGATATAAATGGTGGTAAAGTAGTAATACACCCTGACGCTTTAGGTCTCCCATTCTTTAAAAAACTATGGGAGGCTGATAAGCCTGATAAACAACAAGCTACAAATGTAATAAGCTATATAGTATTAATGTGGTACTTTAAATCTCCATATGTACTTCAATTAGAACCAGATATTAGGGAGAAAAAGCTCAAATAGTTATACTTTAACGATGAAAATTATAAGCTTACTGTAGAGGAAAAAGCTTGTGAAGATGATTACAAAAAGCTGATATATACTAGGAATCTTAGAATGTTAGATAGTATGAGAAATAAAGTAGATACTATTAGTAAATACTACGAAGATTCTCTAGAAGAACAGTTAGATGAAAAGAAAATTAAAGATCTATTGGCTGGTATGGAAAAGGTAAAAGCTACTTTTCAGACATTAGATTTTCTTGAGAAAGCAGTTAAAGCTGAAGAAGTTAGTACTACTAAAGTACGAGGAGATGCTCAGATTAATCCTTATGAATTAGCTTAATTTGTGCAAATTATACACAAGTTTGTAACAATAAATTAATGAGTACGTTATATGAATATAAATAAAGAAACTATGAAGAAAGTACTTGATTTAACAAAATGCAATAGCACTGAAGAAATTTGTGATGTGCTTGAAAAAGAAATTGATAACAAACGAAAAGCAGATGCTTATCTTAAAGAAGCTAGTGAGTCTTTGGTTGAAGAATATAAGAAAGAAGCAGTAGCTGAACCTAAGAAGAAAGGTATTATTAAGCGTACTATTCATTGGCTAAAGAGTTTGTTTAAGAAATAATCTCGTTGAACTGATAGAGAGGTCTGACAGGGACAGACATTAAATATTCCCTGACACAATCTTTCGTGGTGTAAAGGTAACACGCGGAGCTCTAACCTCCGAGTTGTCCGTTCGAGTCGAGACCGAAAGGACTAATTAAAAAAGCTGATTTATGGATAAAGTGTACACAACCAAAATCGCTTATGACTAGGGTTACAGAGTACAAAAAGACGGCTCTGTAACCCTTTTTAATAAGCCTGTAAATAAAATTCTTCTTAAAAAGAAAAATAATAATAGAAACCTACTAGCGTTCCACATAAATGGAAGTCAATTAGTATATGTGTCTAAACTTCAAGCTTACCAAAAATTTGGAGAAAAGGCTTTGAATGAAAATTGTTTTTATGTAGATGGAGATACTACTAATTGTTCTTTTGATAACATTGAATTAAAAAGTACGTATAAAAATTCTTTAGAATTAAAGAATGTATACAGATGTTCTAAATGTGGTAAAGAACTATCTGAAAAATACTTTTATAAAACTGATTTAAAAAACAAAGCTATAAAAAATAGAATATGTATTTGTAAAAATTGCCTTAAAGAAAAAAGAAACAATACTCATGAATACATACAAAGATTTAAAGACAAATGCATATGCTGTGGAGAATCTGATGTAGCATGCTTAGATTTTCATCACTTAAATGATAAGTATGAATCTTTATCTCATATGAATTCTCATTCTGCTGATACTATAAATAAAGAAATAAATAAATGCATTATATTGTGTGCTAACTGCCATAGAAAACTACACTACTATAAGTGTAATGTAGATGAATTAAAAACAAAAATACATGATAGACTTTAATAAAAAAATTAAAAATTCTGATAAATTTAGATAGCCAGCACTAGAATTTATTAAAACTGGAAAGTACTGTCAATATCCTGCTGGCTGTACTGAATATTATACATATTGGGATGAATAGAAAGATCGTTGTATTAATGGTTATACCGCAGAGGATGGAGATTACATTACTGGGTATAACTATTTTTATATCAATTTTTGTCCAATGCAACGTATAGTTAATACTGTTACTAAACTACCTAACGGAGAAACTAAAGTAAAAAGAGACAGTGTAGTAACATTTCCAGACTTCTACGATTATGACTATTTCTACTTCTAGGCAGTACAAGAAGCAGAAGATAAAGGTAAACACATATGTTTACTTAAATCTCGTCGTAAAGGCTATGAATAGCCATATAGTGAACCAGTTCTTACACCTACTGGTTTTGTAGAAATGGGATCTTTAAAAGTAGGAGATTTAGTAATGAATCCTTGCGGTGATCCTTGTAAAGTTATTGAAATAATAGAACAAGGTGAACAAGAGGTATGGGAAATAGAATTGTAGGATGGTAGAAAAGTAAGATGTGGCAAAAATCATTTATGGTCTACATTAAATTCTACAAGAGGAAAATTACATATTAAAACTACAGAAGAATACAGTAAACTAAAGTTGTAGCAAGGTAGTCCTGGAAAATATTGTTATCCATACAAATTACCATCAATTAATCCTTTGCATTTTAATCAAACTGCCCCGTTAGTAGATCCATACGTAATGGGCGTATTGTTAGGAGATGGATACATATGCGGAACGCAGATAAGATTTTCTACAGACGATTAGTAGATTGTAGATATTTTAACTGAGAAACTACCAAATTATAGTATTAAAAAAGTAGACGATAGATTTGCATATGTGATACTATCACATGATAAAACAAAACACCAATTAGGAAGATATCTAAAACAGTATGGTGTAAGAGTAAAAGCAGAAAATAAGTTTATACCAGACGATTATAAATATGCAGATGTAAACACCAGATTAGAATTATTACAAGGGCTTATGGATACCGACGGTTCATCTAGTTCTACAGGTAGCTGTAATTTCGTAAGTACATCCGAAAGATTAATAGATGATTTAATTTTTATATGTAGAAGTTTAGGTATAAGATGCAGAAAATCTAAAATGATTCCTGGTCGTACTGATGTAGATTTCGGAAATGGTTATAAGTCAGATACTTTACCTCATTGGGAAGTGTGTATTACTACAGAAGAACCTATATTTAAATTAGAAAGAAAATTATAGAATTTACGACACCGAGAATATAAATATAATTCTATAGGTATAAAAGCAGTTAGAAATCTTGGGTATAAAGAAAAGCAAAGATGTATTAGAGTAGATCATGATAATCAATTATATATAACTAGAGATTTCGTAGTAACACACAATAGCTATAAAGGCGGAGCTATGGCATGTCGTAATTATTATCTAATACCTAATAGTAAAACATACATATATGCTTCTAATAAGCAGTATCTTACTGAAGATGGTATTCTTACTAAAGCTTGGGACTATATGGACTTTATAGATAAAAATACAGCTTGGGGTAAGAAACGATCTGTTAACAGTACTATGCGTAAACGAGCTGGATTCTGGACTAAAGATGAATTTGGCAATGAAGTAGAAATGGGTTATAAGTCAGAGATTATTGGCGTTACTTTGAAAGATAATCCTGATGTAGTACGTGGTAAACGTGCCAAATTAATTCTATTTGAAGAAGGAGGTTCATTCTCAGAATTAGGTGCTGCGTGGCAAATTGCTAGACCATCTGTAGAACAAGATGGTGTAGCGTTTGGTACTATGATTGTATGGGGAACTGGTGGTGACGAAGGCTCTGCATTTGAAACTATGAAAGATATGTTCTATAATCCAGATGGATACAATTGTTTAGGATTTGAGAACATATGGGATAGTACACCTACAGATAAATTGTGTGGATTCTTTGTTCCATAGTATACTAATCTAGATACTAGAGATGATGATGGTAATAGAATATACATGGATAATGATGGTAACACTATTACTAAACCTTCTCTAGAATTTATATTAGATGAACGTAGAAAAGTAATAAGTACAGCTACTAATACTACTGCTATAGACCGTTATGTTGCAGAACGTCCTATTACTCCACAAGAGGCAATGTTGGAATTTAACGGTAATATATTTCCTAAGAAGGAACTGTAGGAGCAATTAGGACTTATTCGTACTAATACTTAGTTATAGAATCATAAACAAGTAGGTGATTTAATATTTGACGAATCTGGTAGTATCAAATGGATACCTAAGAAACACGGTGATGTTACTAAGTATCCACTTGGTAAAGACGATGATCCTACTGGCTCAATAGTTATATGGGAACATCCAGCTAAAGATGCAACAGCTGGATTATATATAATAGGTGTAGACCCTTATGATCATGATTAGTCTGGTACTAATTCACTAGGATCATCTATTGTATATAAGAGGTTTTAGAACTTTGAAGAGTATTATGATATTATAGTAGCTGAATATACTGGTAGACCTGCAACAGCTGAAGAGTACTATGAGAATCTACGTAAGTTAGCATTATACTATAATGCACGTATAATGTATGAAAATGAACGCAAAGGTCTATTCCCTTACTTTACTGCTAAACATTGCGATTACTTATTAGCTGATCAGCCTGATATTATTAACGATATAGTTAGTAATTCTAAAGTACAAAGAAGAAAAGGTTGTCATATGAATAAGTAGATAAAACAATGGGGTGAAGGTATGATCAAAGAATGGTTAAATGAAGAGTATGCTCCAGGTAAGAAAAACCTAACTAGGATACTATCAGAGCCGCTATTAGAAGAGCTAATAAGCTATAATGATACAGGTAACTTTGACCGAGTGATGGCGTTGATGTAGGTTATGATATATAGAGAACAACTGTATAATGTAGTTGTTAAAAAGAAAGAAAAAGAAAATAAATAGAAGATGCTCTTTGATGGACCAATTTTTGCGCAGAGTTGGTTCAATGACGATACTCCTAGAGTATTTTCTAATGACGATAATGTATATACATTTTAACTATGAAGAATACTAAAAGTTTCCCTGCACAGAAACTACCAATGTCAAAGAAGACACAAGCCTGGAAAGAAGCCTGCGTAGACTATGTAGTAGGCGCTGGAGATTCAGGATTTGGTGGTAATGGTAGATCTAGATCTGACGAGATGTAGACTTACTATGATTTATATAATAGCATATATAATGAAAAGGATCTTAAATATGTAACCAATCCATTTAAACAAGATGATGGGTTTCCTGCTATGGCATAGGATTATAATATCATCAAACCATATGTAGATCAGTTACTTGGTGAAGAAACTAAGAGACCTTTTAATTTTCATCCACAACGTACAAGTGATATAGCTGCTAGTGAACTACAGGAAAAAGCCAAAGAAATGCTAATGGATTATATTCAGGCTACTATAGCTAGTAAGTTAAGTCCAGAACAAGCAGCCAGATATGAACAAGCATTAGCTACAGGAGAAATCTAGACTCCAGAAGCTATAGCTAAGTATCTATAGAAAGATTATAAAGATATAGCAGAAACTGAAGCTTATCACGCATTACAATTTCTAAAGAGAAAATTGAATCTTACTCATGAGTTTTATAAAGGTTGGAAAGATGCTTTAATAGGTGGAGAAGAAATATACTATGTAGGTGTAATCAATGGAGATCCTTATGTAGAAAGAGTAAACCCTATGTACTTTGATTATGAGCATTCTTTAGACTTAGAATTCATAGATGATGCCGCATGGTGTCGTAGAAAGATGATTATGTCTGCTACTGAGATATACGATAGATTCTATGATAAAATGTCTGAAAGACAATTGAATGAACTACTAGAACTTATTGATCAAAGACCCGGAGCAGGTAATAATCCAGAGATAAGAAAGACTAGTATAGATTATGAATCTATTAAGCTACATAAGATTAATAGTTTTACAGATAATCCATTTGATATAGATCATATAGTAGTATATCATTGCTGTTGGAAGTCTTTCAAAAAGATAGGATTTGTTACTTTACTAAATCCAGAAACTGGAGAAGTTGAAGAATTTCAAGTAGATGAAGATTATAAGGTAACAGGAACAGAACAATCTGTAGAATGGGATTGGATTATTGAAGTGTGGGAAGGATATAGAATTGGTGATGATATGTATATAGGAATTCAACCTATTGAATATCAGCACATATCTGCTGATAATCCTAATTCACAAAAACTACCTTATACTGGTGTAGTATATAATAATACTAATAGTAAACCCAGATCATTAGTAAGTATGATGAAACCATTACAGTATATGTATATTGTAGTATGGTATAGACTTGAATTAGCATTATCTAGAGATAAAGGTAAAGTAGCAGTAATGGATATTACTTAGATACCCAAATCTATGAATATTGATGTTAACAAGTGGATGCATTACTTAAGTGCACTAGGTGTAGCTTTTATTAATCCTTATGACGAAGGATGGGATATACCAGGACGTGAAGGAGGTAAGCCATCTCAATTCAACTAGTTGTCTTCTTGGGACTTAACTATGAGTAATGTAATAGCTGAATATATTCAGTTGATGCAAAAGATTGAAGACATGGTAGCTAAGCTTACTGGTATTACTCCACAAAGACAAGGACAGATTGCTGCTAGTGAATTAGTAAGTAATGCTAATACTGCTGTTAATATGTCTTATCATATTACTGAACCTTGGTTCTGGAATCACAATTAGGTAAAAAGAAGAGTATTAACTATGTTGTTGAATACTTCTAAAGCAGCTTGGAAAGATAGTAAGAGATACTTGAATTATATATTGGATGATGCCACTAGAGCATTTGTACAATTATCTGATAATTTCTTCTATGAAGATATGGATATATTTGTAGATGATAGCACTAAGAATCAACAATATATAGATCAATTAAAGCAACTGTTACAACCTGCTATGTAGAATGGTGCTAGTCTATTAGATATTGCTGAAATCATTACTTTAGATAATATGAGTATGATTAAGAATAGACTTGAGGAAATTGAACAGAAAAGAATGGAACAAATGCAGCAACAGCAGCAAGCTGAACAACAAGCACAACAGCAAATGGCAGAACAACAGAATCAGCTTAAAGAAGAAGAGCTTATGCTTAAAGAAGCTGAAATGGATCTTGAAAAATATAAAGTAGATCAAGACAATGCTACTAAAATTACTGTAGCACAACTTAATGCTTATCGTGGTGCTGAGAATATGGATCAAGATATGAATGGAATAATTGATGTAGTTGAGATTGGAAAGTAGGCACTCGAATAGCAAAAGATTGATTCTGAAAAAGCATCAAAGTAGTTAGAGCTCAATAACAAAAAACGCGAAATTCAATTAAAGAAAGAAATAGAAGATAAAAAAATAGATTTAGAAAAACAAAAAATGGAATATGATTTAAAATTATAGAAATAGAAAGATGCAGAAGCGTACAAAAGAGAACAATTAAAGGCTAGAACTGCATTAAAAAATCAAGTTCCTGGAGAATCTAAAAAGAAATAATAATTATGAAAGAAGAATGGCGAACAATTAAAGAAACTAACGGTCGATATTCAGTTTCAAATTTAGGAAATGTTAAAAGAAATGAACATTATACTATAGTTAGTCCAACCTCTACTCACACAAATAGTTTAAAAATGTTTTATAAAGAACGTAAATTAAGTCCTTATCTAAATAAGGACGGATACTATGTGGTGAGATTACAATTAGAAGACAGAGTTAATAGAACAGTATCTGTTCATAGATTAGTTGCAGAAGCTTTTATACCAAACCCCAATAATTATCCACAAATAAATCATATTGACGAAAATAAAGTAAATAATAATACTAACAACTTAGAATGGTGTACAGCAAAATATAATGCTAATCACGGCACACGAAAAGAAAAACTTAGAAAAACTTCAGGAATTCGTGTAGCACAATACGACTTATAGGGGAATTTAATAAAAATTTGGGATAGTATTTCACAAGCATCGTAGAGTTTTGGAGCTAAAACTACAGCTTGCATAAGAAGAGTGTGTAAAAAAGAATCAGGTAGATTAACTTATCGAGGTTATGTTTGGAAATATGTTGACTCTAAAGTAATTGGAGATTCATCATTAAAAGAACAAATATTATAGAACAAACAACTATTAATTGATACCATATTAACCACTTTTTCTAATGAAGAATTAAAAGAAATTATAAAATCAATCGAACTGAAACTTTCTGAATCTAAATAAGTATGAACTGGTTTAAAGAAACGTGGTGGTTAGTAAAACAATTATTTACTACTACTAAGAATAAAGATAAAGTATAGTATAAACATATGGATCATTATCCTTTTAGTGGATACTCTGCAATGAGTTGGTGTGGATATATTTTGACTAAAAAGAAAGAATCTGATATTAAAACTACTACTTGGAATCACGAAAATATACATTTACAGTAGGCTAAGAATAAGGGTAGTTGGTTAAAGTATTACGCTGATTATGTATGGGAATGGATTAAGGGCAATCCTATTACTTATCCAGCATCATCGGCATACTATACAATCCCTTATGAAATGGAAGCATATGCAAATGAAGATAAATCTGATTACGAAATTAATACAAATAGGTATAAAATAAAAAATCGTAAAAAGACCTATAGAGAGAATAAGAAAAATTGGTTTAACTATATTAAAAATTTATAATTATGGCATGTGGTGGAAAGAAAGGTGGCAAGAAGTCATCTAAAAGTGGAAAGAAAAGTAAATAATTATGGAACGTGAAGCATTTAGATAGAGAATGCAACAGTATAAGTAGGCTAGGGAGAATAATCCCTAGCTGAAGTACTGGGATTGGAAAAAAAGAAAATGATTTAGGCTACTAGCTATATAAAAATAATCTTCCAAGTAATCTACAAGTAGAAACAGATGATTATGATTTATATGGAGCTTATGAATCTAATATGCAGCCTGAACTAAATGAAGATGGTACTTATCATTTAGGTAGTAGAGATCCTTACACTGGTAGAATTCTAAAAAGTAAATAGCATCCGACATATTAGAAGGCAATAGAATCTGAAATATCTGCTGGTTATTTTCCATATGAAAAGAATAATATTACATATACTAAAACTTATTCTCCTGTTGATATAAGCGGATATGCAGATGGTGGCATTATAGATGAAGATCCACCATAGAGTACTAGTGAAAGACCTATTACTAACTTTGACCCTAAAGGAGATCCATATAATCCTACATATGGATATAACCCAGGTGCAGGTTATGTTTCAAATTCAGATCCATTAGGTAGTTTATATGTAGAAGGAGCTTTACTTAATCCAGTATTTAAATTAGCAGGTAATGCAGTATCTAATGTAGCTAGAGGATTAACTAAATACTCTTCTAAATATGTACCAGAAGTAAGAAGAACTGTGTAGGATAAAATAAATAGTTTGTTCCGTAGAGAAGCTGAAGATAAAGCTCGTACATATAAATTATATGATGATGCTATAGAATCTAGAAATAGAATAATTGAAGATCTATATTCTAATCCAGCTTATATGGAAAGAGCTAGATAGATTTAGAATACATACGGTGATAATTACGCTAAAGTATATGAAGATATAATTAATTAGTATAATACTAATTATTGGAATTTACCTAATCCTGTTATAAAATAGTTAGATGCTAAGGCTAAAATGTAGGCTAAAGATGCAGCTGTAAATAGGTATATTACTAGAAGACAGCCAGCAGGATATGATGATTTTGAGTATTAGATAAATAGAAATCTTACAGAGATAGATTATCCTACTACTAGACACGAATTAGGACACTATGTAGATTTTAATTTAGCCAAAAGTTCAAATCCTGATTATAGCAACTCTATGTTTGCAGAGTTAAAAAGAGATTTATCAAAATAGAAGAATCCATTATTTCCAGATAAAACTGATTATTATAGTAAAGGTACAGAATAGAAGTCTTATATGAATACTCTTAGAGAGTATATGTTTAAGAACGGTATGATTAATAATATAGGAGATAAGGTAACTTCTAGATAGATTAAGAAAGCTATAAGATCATTACCTAAAGATATGAGATCTATTGAAGCTGCTTATCTTCAATTTGCTACACCTGGATAGTACACAAAGTGGTTTAACAAGATACCTTTACTTGGTACTTATCCAATAGTAAATAAACAATTTTAGAATTATGAAGAAGATAAAGATAAAGCCAGAGAATAGAGGTAAGTTCAACGCAACTAAAAAGAAAACAGGAAAGACAACTGAAGAGCTAACTCACAGTAAGAATCCTGTAACAAGAAAGAGAGCAATATTCGCTTAGAATGCTGCTAAATGGAATAAAGGTAAAAAGAAGAAAAAATAAATCTAATTAAATATTTTAATTATGGATAAAAAAATGACATTAGGTGGATTTGAAGCTGTACTAGATAGCTTTATCCCTAATCCAGATGGTGGTTTTAGAAATTCAAATATTGATGAAAACGTTAATGTTAACGCTGATGAATTTGAATCACTAGACGATGAAGAATTAGAAGATATTAAAAATAACAATATCGAAGTAAAGAATAAGAAAGAAAAACCAGTAGAGGAAGATACTGAGGAAGAAGAAATCGAAGAAGAAGATATTGAAGATAAACCAAAACGTAAGCCTGGTAGACCTCGTAAAGAAGAAACTATTGAGGAAGAAACAGAAGAGGAAGAAGGTGTCGAAGATAACAACGAAGAAAACGTTGTTACTAACTTCTTTGACGCTATGGCTGAAAAACTTAATTGGGAATTTGAAGAAGATGAAGATAAACCCAAAAGTGTTGATGAGTTAATTAATTACTTCCAAAATGTCATTGAAGAAAATAGTAAGCCTGAATACTCTAGTGAAGAAGTTGAAGCACTAGATAATTTCGTAAAGCAAGGTGGAGATTTAAAGAAGTATCTGACTATTGATGCCGAGTTAGATTTAGATGATATTGACATTGAAGATGAAACTAATCAGAAATTGGTAGTAAAACAACTACTTAAAGAGAAGGGATTCTCTACTAAGAAGATTGATAAGTTAGTAAGTAGATACGAAGAAGCTGGATTACTTGAAGATGAAGCACAAGACGCTTTAGAAGATCTTAAAGAGATTAAAGAGGAAAAGAAGAAACAGCTATTAGAGGATCAGAAAAAGGCTTATCGTGAATAGATATAGAGACAACAGCAATTCTATGATAACGTTGTTAGCGAAATAAAAGGCTTAAAGAATATACGTGGTATTACAGTCCCTGAAAAAGATAAAAAGGTTTTAATGGATTATATACTTAAGCCAGATACAGACGGTAAAACAAAGTACCAAAAGGACTATGCTAAGGGTGGTGTTAAGAATCTCATAGAATCAGCATACTTTACAATGAATGCTGATAAGCTTATTGAGGCTGCTAAACGTGAAGGAAATAATTCAGCTATTGATAAGTTTAGACGAAGTTTAAAATCTAGTAGTATTACTACTAAATCTAGAAAACAAGCTACGGGTTCTGATGATGATCCAATTTGGTTCTCAGCTGCACGACAACTGCGTATATCATAATAATTAATTATATAAATAAAAAAATTAAATTACTAGTATTTTATGGATAATAATATTCTTAATAACCTCCAATTATACAAAGGTAAATGGTTTTCTGATTTGATCGACACTAATAAGATTAGTCTCGCTTCTCAGCAAAGACCTTATGAGGTATCTACTATCCTGTCATACGTATTTGGTACTAAAGATAATGGTTACAGTACTTCTCTTGATATGTTGACAGGTGGTCTTGGAAATGTAATGACTATTGATCAGCCTTCATTTGAATGGGGCGTTATGATTGACCAAGATAGAGCTGTTACAATTCGTGACGCTAAATGGAATGGCGCTGCAATTGGTGAAAATTCTACTCCGGGTTTGGGCAATACTCCTATTACTTTGTGGTTGGAAGATGCATGGTTTGGTCCTGGTGCTACTATCGAATTTGATGATAAGAGTCAAGCACGTATTCAGGACGCTCCGTATCAAGATGGTAATCTGTATGTTTATACAGTATTTGTATCTAACGGTAGCCCTGCTTCTTATATTGATCCTGCTGTTTTAGCTTCTGGTTGCCAAGTGAACCGTTTGGCTTCTGCTTATGAAGAATACAGTGAAGAGGCTGATATTCTGAACTACAATACTCACTTCAAGATGCGTAACTACTTGACTACAGTACGTCTGTCTTATGATATCACAGGTTCTGCTTACTCTACAGTTATGGCAGTAGCTTTGAAAGATCCTAAGACTGGTAAAACTTCTTACTTGTGGTCTACATTCCAGGAATGGGTTGCAATGCGTGAGTGGTACAAACGTCTTGAAAGAGCTTTGGTATACAATCAGAATAACGTAAACAAAGATGGTTCTTGTAATCTGAAAGGTAAGAATGGTCGTCCTGCATTTATTGGTGCTGGTTTGTTGGAACAGATTGCTCCGTCTAACAGACGTTATTATACTCGTTTGACAGCTGAACTGTTGGAAGACTTCTTGTTTGACCTGTCTTACAATGTATTAGGTACTAATGAACGTAAGTTTGTTGCCTTGACTGGTGAAATGGGTATGCGTGAATTTGACCGTGTACTTAAAGAAAAGATGGCTAATATGAACTTGATTGACACAGTATTCGTAACTGGTTCTGGCGATAATCTGAAGTTCGGCGGTCAGTTTAAAACTTATGCAATGTCTAACGGTATTGAATTGACTTTGAAGTATTTCCCGTTGTATGACAACACTACTTACAATCGTCAGTTGCATCCTGTTACTTTGAAACCGTTGGAATCTTACCGTATGACATTCTTGGATTTGGGTCGTCGTGATGGTGAAGCTAACATTGTTAAAGTAGTTCGTAAAGATCGTGAATTCGTTAACTGGTGTACAGCTGGTTCTGTAACTCCTGCTGGTTACGCTCACTCTAATACAGAAGTTCGTTCTAATGCTAAGGATGGTTACTCAGTACACTTCTTAGGTGAGGTAGGATTGATGTTGAAAGATCCTCGGGCGTGTGGGGAGCTAATCATGATGGCAGAATAATAATTAACTAACTTTAACATGTAATTACCTGACAGCCTGAGTAACTTAATTAAGTTATCCGCGTTTATCAAATATAAACATTTTAAACAGATAATTATATGTTAAGTTACGAAGTATATAAGATTACAAATAAAGTAAACGGAAAAGTTTATATAGGTATAACTAATAGAGGAGCTGGTGCTAGATTTAAACAGCATCTATTTGAAGCTGAACACGGCTCCTCTTTTAGATTCCATAACGCTCTTAGAAAGTATGGAGCAGACGGATTTGATATCAATATCATATCATTCTGTAAAAATGCAGAAGAACTTAAAGAAAGAGAAAAGTTCTTTATAAAAGAATACGATTCTACAAATCCCGAGAAGGGATACAATATGACAGAAGGTGGAGATGGCACTTTTGGTAGACCTTGTTCTGAAGAAACTAAACAAAAAATAAGTATAGCTAACTCTGGTAAAACAGCTAGTGAATATACTAGAAAGTTATTATCTGAAGCTGGTAAAGTACGAACAGAAGGTAGAGATAAGTATTGGAAATCTGGTAAAATCGGTGAAACTAGAAAAAAACCAGTATTACAATACACTTTAGATGGAGATTATATAACAGAATATAGTGGTGTAAACGAAGCCAGTAGAAAAACTGGAATAAGTACTTCATTAATAATATCATCCTTAAAAAGGAAAAGAGTATTAATATCTGAAAGAAACCCATATATATGGTTATATAAAGAAGATTATAAAGAAATTCCAAGTAAAGTAGATCCATCTTTAGCAGCTATACTACCAGATTGGAAACCACAGATTTCTGATAAATGTAGACAGGCTAACATAGAGTCTAGAAAAAATAAAGTAAGAACTGCTGAAGAATTAGCTTTAATAAAACAAAGAGCTACAGAAGCATGCGGAAAGAAAGTACTACAATATTCATTAGATGGAAAATTGTTAGCAGAGTTTGATAGTATATCCGAAGCTAGTAAAAATACAGGTCAAGATAGAAAAACTATAGCTAATAGTGCTAATGGAAAAACAAAAGTAACTAAATCTACCAAGTTTATTTGGAAATACAAAGAATAACTTGAACACTCTAATTTTATAATTATGGAAGTAATCGTTAGAATAACTAAATAGAACCCATGGACTGGATTAGTAAAATGGTCTAATTGCTTTGATTACTTGAGCTCATATTGGACAAGATCTGGTAGCCGTTACACAGGTCTAACTCAAGATAAAGCTAGAGAACTAGAACAGAAAATGGGTAAAGCTGAAGGAGAATTAGATCCTGATAGCACATTTTGGGATACATTTGCAATTAAGATTGGTAAGAAAGAATTAGTAATTAATACTGATAGACCTGAAGGAGAATTGCAATATTTATTCCTATTAGGACATAAGAGAGTAGCTAATGGTATTGATAAGATAACTCCATCTACTGATTATGTACTTATAAATAAAGAAGCTGAAGCAGAACAAATTAATAAAGCTAACAAAGTTAAACGTGATGCTTATAGAGCACTGGATAAGATGAGTCTTGAAGATATGCGCAAATGTCTTAGACTGTTTGGAGTTAAAGCTGACACTATGTCTAATGAATTGGTTGAAGCTAGACTTGGTGAAAACGTAGAAGCTGATCCAGCAAGATTTATTAGAATTTGGGTAGATAATCCTAATAAAGAAATTAACTTTGTAATTGAAGAAGCTTTAAGTAAAAATATTATTCGTAAGAACAGAGCATCATATTACTTTGGTACTGATCTTATTGGTAACGGTCTTGAAGATGTAATTGCATATTTGAAAGACAAAAAGAATCAAGATATTTACTTAAGTATTATGTCTGAAATAAAATCTAAATAATGACTAGAGAACAATTTCACTCATATTTTAAAGTAGCAATGGATAAGAACTCTCAAAGTACAGCCTTTGGGGGTTGTCCTGCTTTCTTACCAGAAGAGATTGATTACTGGTTAGATCAAGGTTTATACCAAGAAATAAGTAATAAATTTACTGGTAACAATTATTTAAAAACTAGTTTTGAAGGATCGGTAAAGCGTATACATGACTTAGAAAAATTAGTACATACAGATACAAATGTTATTGCTAATACTGAAACAGATTCTAACAGATGTTATGTTACTAATCTATTTAATGGAGATAGAATGTTCTTTGTAGATGCAGTATTAAACTTCAATAACAAAAAAGCTACCATAAAGCTAATAGATCATGCAGACGCTACTAAATTCAAGAAGACTTACAATAACAATCCTTGGATAGAAGATCCAGTAGCTGTAATAGAAGATAATACTCTATATATCTATTATGATTACTTAGCTATGAGTAGTAATAGTTATTCTGTAGATATTACTTATGTTAAGTTCCCTACTAAGATAGAGAACTTACCAGCTGAAGGTATGAGTGAGATACCAGAGTATATGCAGTTTGAAGTAATTAATAGAGCTGTAGAACTAGCATTAGAAGATATTGAGTCTAAGAGAATATAGACTAAATCACAGTTGAACCAAATAGATGAATGATTATGACAGACCGTGGATTTCAAATCGAGTTTGAACGTAGGCTATAGTTAATGGATCCTAATTTAGTTATTAAGGATAAGCTATCCTCAGACACTATTATATCATTCATTAATGAGGCGATTGATAAATTTTATAAAACAAGATACTCAGGTATTAACTTTAAAGCTCAAGGATTTGAATAGACAGAAAAACGTATAGATGATTTGCGTACTTTAATTCGTAAAAGAAACTATTCAAATACTTAGATATCCAAAGGAACTAAAAATTCATATTCTGTTGAATTACCAGATGATTATGTATTATTACTTGGAGATACCGCTGGTATACAGCCGAGTGATGAACATCCTAACGAATGTTGGGAAAAAGACGATTTAGGTGCATATATAGTTAAGTATACAGATACGTTAGAATCTACAATTGAAACATTAGATAGACAATTAAGCAATTCACTATCTGAACACAAATTAAAATATTGTCAAGCTAGACCTTTAAAGTTAATTCAAGATAATAATGTAATATTATACACAGACGGTAAATATAAAGTAAGTGAATATGAGATTACATACTTAGCTAAACCATCTGAAATTAATTCAAGTAATATTACTAATACAGAATATACAGATTTGCCAGAACATACACATATGGAAATTGTGAAAATGGCAATCTAGATTTATCTTGCTACTAAACCAATGTAGCATTATAATGCTTATTCCAACGAAATTGCTTCAATGGAATGAGAAAGTATTAATTATTTTTAAGCGTTTGTCTGACGTGGAAATCTGCAATAAGGAAAGTAGAAAGACAAACAAAGACAGCGCGCATTGTCTAATCCGTTAATTATGGACGAAAAATTATATTGTCACGTTTGTAAAGAATTCAAAGAGACTTCTCAATTTTCTCCTTGTAAGAAAGCTAAACTCAGAAATGGAAAAAGTTATGTATGTAAATAGTGTCAAGCTTTAGCTTAGAGACAAAGAAGAGAGAAACAAAAAGATATAGATTTATTAGATTTTACTTTAAAGAAAAGATTGTATGATGCTTAGAATAGAGCTAAGTCTAAAAATCAATACTATGATATTGATCTAGAATTTCTATATCAATTGTGGAATTAGTAGGAAGGTAAATGTGCTTTAACTGGAATACCAATGACTACAACAAAACACGGTAGAACTAACACTAATGTATCTATAGATAGAATAGATTCTTCTAAAGGTTATACTAAGGATAATATTTGGTTAATATGTTCTGCTGTTAATTTTATGAAATCAAATTTGAATTTAGAAGAATTTAAACAATATTGTTAGGCTGTAATTAACTATAAAAAATAAAAAAATTATATATGATTACTAGAACAGATACCGTACTTATCGGTAAAACATGTCCAGCATCTTATACTACTACTACAGTAGATAGTCTTACTCAGGGTGCTGTAGCTCTGTTCGATGAGAATAAGAGCTTGATTAAAGATGAAGCTAGTGCAGTAAAAGCATCTACAGTATATATTGGTGTAGTTGGTGATAATATGACTATCGCTTTACCTAATGGTACTAGTACTACTAAACGTTCTGTAGAGTATTCTAACGCAATTCAGAAAGCTTCTAAACCTTCTTACGTAATTGGTGATTATGTTGCACCAGTTCAAGAGAAAATCGAAATTGATTTAGCTAGTGCTACTGTTGTTATCGGTCACAGATATGTTTTGCGTATTGTTTACAAAGACATGTATGAAGCTCCGGGACAATTCACTCATACCTATGAAGCAATTGCTACAACTGAAACTGCTGATGATTTGGGTAACGCATTGTTGAAGAAGATTAACAAACATGCAAATCGTAGAGTAAATGCTACATTTGAAAATCGTAAATTGACACTTGCAGCTCTTCCTAAAGATGATAATGAAGGAGTTTACTCTTTGAATGAGTATTCTGTAGTTTCTATGGAAGCTTCTCTGTATGTTACTATTCCTGGTGCATTGTTGTCTAATGTTCCTGAAGCAGTTCCTGGTGCAACTATTACTAAGACTGCTGGTAAACCTGGTAAAGGTTACTGGAAACAGGTACGTGATATGGAAGTACGTATGTTGGGTTATAAGGGTCATGTATTCACAGATGCATATCCTATCATTGAACCTAAACGTAATGTTACTGAAGGCGCATCCTACAATTACATTACTATTAAGAATGACAACTTGTACTTGTCACCTGACAATCAATACATTAAAACTACGCCGTTAACTACTGAATTGTATGTTGAAAAATCTGCTAACTTGCGTACTTCTCAGTTTGTTAAGAATCTCGAAGCATTTATTACGGGTGTTAATGGTGCGGTATAATACGGTTTCTTTATTTAAAAAAACCAGGCGAGGTTGAGGTTTATCCTCGGCTTCGCCTTTTTAATTTTTTGTAGATATGAAAATAATTAATGCAACATTAAATAACGATACTATAACTATAACTTTAGATGCTAAGGCTAATGTACATAAGATTTATCTAGATTCAATAATAAATCAAAAGAATATGTATTCTGATGAAGATGAGAAACATACTTATGTAATATCTGACTTTGTTACTTAGGATAATACTGTTATTGTTGATATTACTGAGTATAATGAAACTTCTTTTATAGTAAGCGTTCTTACATCAGAGGGTAATAGAGATGAAGCTATAGCAATAGATCAGAATGAATTATATTTAGCTAAAGTAAATCTACTTACTACATATTGTAATACATGTTTAGATAAACATTAGAAGCATATAATAATGATGTGTGATTTTAGATCATAGTTATTGTAGTATGCTTTAGAGCACAATCTTACTAAAGACGCTATTGAACATTACATAGATCTTAGTAGAATGTTAGGTATGATAGATTATCATAATTGTAGTAAGTGCCTATCTCCTAATAAAGTGTGTAAATGTTGTAATGGTATGTGTGCGCTATGATAAAAGAAGAATATAAAAATGGATGCAGATTGAAAGAATAGGTAAAGTATAACATTGATTATGATGATTGCCAAATTCTTAATCTAACCTGTGCTAATTACATATATGATTTAGTATAGGAATCTTCTAAATATGAAACAAAATTAGAAGACGTTAAAAAGATGTTATATATGATAGAAAAGTTATTAGGACACGAAGTACAATATGATATTCCAGAATATCATGGAGATAATAAAAAACGTTATTTTGGTGTAGTATCAGATAATTTTGTTATTGATGAAAACAATATAAAACAATTAGATTATGTACTACAAGACTCAAAAGAATTTGTTGAAAGCTTTAGTACTGATTATCAAAAGATATTATATTGTTATCCTAATGAATTTGGAGATATAAACAGTATAAAGGATCAAAATCAATTTGAGATAAAAGAGTCATTTTAGAGGAATGCTATAACTATAGATGGTATATTATATAATGTATATATACTGAAAGACGCATCCACAGTAGATAATTATAAAATATATTTTATATGATACAGGTAGCTGATAATTTTAACTATAGAGGCAATACTATAAATAATGTAGTATTCGATTTTATATATCAGCGATCTTTTGTACTAAATCCAGGAGCAAATCATAATAATATTAACTTCACTACGTTGAGATCTGGAATTAGTTCTTATAAAAAAGATTATAGTGATAAAAATTCAAAGTACTATACAATATATATGTAGGGTGAGTGTAATGTATGCGATATAAATCTTAATATAACTTCTAATAATATTTTAGATTCTATGACAGAAAATATAAGTTTTATAGCCAGAGGAATTAAGTTAGACCGAAATTTCCTAGGAATAAACAATAAGTTTAATATTAATAGAGAAGATACAAATCTAATTTCATCTATTAGAAATAATACATTAGTAAAAGATATAGTAAAATATATTGACTATGAAGACATACCAACACTAAACATGGTAGCTAATTTAGGAGGTGTATCTATAGAATATATAAAAGGTAAACCTGTAATTTCTGGAGATATGTATGTATCTAAAATGGGCACTACTTAGGAAAGACCTGCTAATATTATAAATAAAGGATTTCAATATTTTGATACTACTATAAATAAACCAATCTTTTGGGATGGTGCTAAGTGGATAGATGCTACAGGAGCTACTGTATAACAATAAAATAATTAAGATATGGCATAGTATGCAACTAAAGATGAATTAAACGAACTCACTGGACTAGTAAGAACATTATAGGGCAATATAAAAACTCTAGATACTAGTGTTGGTGAGCTTGATACATTAGTTGAAAGAATTAATCATTTAGCTACTCTTAAGGACGTTACTATTACTTATATTACAGAAGGAGATTTACTGTAGTATGCTAGTGATGGTACATGGCACAATATCCAACCATCAGCATTAGGTATTGGTGGTGGTGAAGGTGGAGGTGTGGTAGATACTTCTGTAGTAAAAGCTTTGATTAAATCTGAAGGTAGTAAGCTATTTATAAGTAAACTATATGATGATGTATCTTCAGGTATAATTACTTTCAACGGTGGTTTAAGAAGTAATAAAATGACTTATCTAAATCAAGGAGTTTAGATGGGTACTTTTGTTACTGGTATGATTGGTGGTACTGGTGCTCAGATAGATAAAGATGGTAGAGGTGAAATGACCAGTCTTATTCTTAGAGAGTTCTTAGAAGTACCAGAATTGAGATTTAATAAGATAGATGTAGTAAGTGGTGAACTATGGAATTCAATAGCATTTGGTACTATTGAAGATGTAGACTTAGTTAACCAAATAGTTACATTGAAACTAGAAGAAGGTGAATATAGTGGTATACATGTAAATGATATATGTAGAGGTATATTCCATAATTTTGATGGAGTTAATAATACTGAAACTGGTACTGATGATTGTGGATTTGATAAAGTACAAGGATTCTCTACAGCTTACTTTACTCCTATAGAAGTACTAGATGCTAGAGGTAAACAATTTAGATATTCATTAAAACAAGGTACTACACAGCATCCTTGTAAGGCAATGAAGTTTGCTGTTTATGGTAACTTTACTGATGAAACTAGAAGATCTAGTGCTTATGCTACTCGTACATATAAACGATATTTAAAAGGTGTAAATACTTGGGCTCTTAACTATACTAACATAGCTTCACAGTTTGGTAACTTAAACGGTCTTACTATACCAGGAGCTCCTAATAATGGTCAATTACAAGGTGATGGCGCATACTTAACTAATGTCTATATGACTGGTTCTATTATCGAGTTTACACCAGAATAGTTAGATCAATTACATGGACAAGACGCTTACGCTGTTTCACTTAGTAGTGAGTTTGGTACAGTAATTGTAGATAATGAATTTAACATTATTGAAGATTATAACCAAACGAAATCTCTTACTTTTGCCGTACAGGCTTGGAAAGGTAAAACAGAATTAACATATAGTACAGTATATAATGAAGGAAGTTACTTTGTAGAGTATACTCCAACAGGTGTAGAATGTACTATGCAAGATGGTGTATTCAAAGTAACTAAGATAACTAATATCAATGATATGCGAATTGATTTAGTTATTAACTGTGAAGGAGCTATATCAGTAAATAGAAGATACAATATGAGTTACCAACTTGAAGCTAACGGATTGTGGGTAACTTATAATGATAATGATGCTACACCAGATAGACCTGTTGGTGATGGTACTTCTTATGGATGGCATAGAAACTATACAGCTTCAGCAATCTGGATGTCTACTAAGAGTTCTCGTAAAGTAGATGAAGGAGAATGGGGCGATCCTAATAGATTCCGTGGTGCTTCAGTAGAAGGAGCAGATGGGCAATATACAGTATTCTGTTATACTAATTCTAGTGTACAACCACCTAAGCCTACTAGTTCACAAATACCTCCTGTAGATGATAACTATACTTGGTACATGTATCCACCTAAGAGAGAAAGCAAAGAAGTATTTACTTGGATGATACAAGCTACTGTATATCCAGATAAATCATTATCAGGTTGGACAGATCCTATTAGACTTACTGGGGAAACAGGTGAAGACGGTTCTGATGGTACTAAACTTGAATTTATTTATCAAGTAACTAGTGTTAACGAAGCTCCTGATAAACCGGATACATCTTAGCAAGACGATTACATACCATTCGGTTGGTCAGATAGTCCTCAAGGAGTATCTAAAGAGAAAATGTACGAATGGGTATCACAACGTGAAAAGAAGTCTGCTAAAATTGGAGAAGGTGTGTGGGGAGAATTTACACAACCAGTTTTGTGGTCTAAGTGGGGTGAAAAAGGTATGGATGGCGATGGGTATGAATATATATTTACTCGTACTGCTGACGTTGATAGAGTACCACAAACTCCTTCATCTATTCAATAGAATGACTATATTCCTACTATATCTAACGGTGGTTCTAAAGACTATAACTGGTCTGATGATCCAAAGGGAGTAAATGAAGACTATAAAGCAGAATGGACTTGTAAACGTGTACGTACAGATGGAGTATGGTCTAACTTTAGTACACCAGCACTATGGTCTAATTGGGGTGAACAAGGTTTATCAGGTGGTCATTATCAATATAGATGGAAAGTGTCTGCTACTAAACCTGCTATTCCAACAGATACAGCTGCTTCAGGTTGGACTACTGATAGTGAGATAGTTCCACCAGAAGGACAATATGTTTGGTAGATTCAACGATTTGCTAATCCAGATGGTACTTTAACAGCATGGTCTAACCTTATACGTCTTACTGGTGCTGACGGTGAAGATGGTAAAGATGGTAACAGCATTGAATTTATTTATACTAGAAATGCTGATGGTAAAACTCCTAGTACTCCTGCTAGTGTAAATCAAGCTGGTCATATACCTAGTGGTTGGTCTAATCATCCTCAGGGTGTAACTGCATCTTTAGTATATGAATGGGTATCTCAGAGATACTTAGATAAGGCTACTCAAGTATGGGGTAACTGGTCTACCCCTGGTATATGGTCTAGATATGCTGAAAGAGGTAAAGATGGTGATGGATATGAGTACATCTATAAGAGATTCTCTAACTATGTTGGTGGAGATAGTTTAGGTCCTGGTGGTTCTAATTACCCACCTGCAAACGTAGATTCTAGTGAATATCAAGCTGATGATTATGTACCTAGTGGATGGAGTGATAATCCAGTTGGACCTACTGAATCTATACCTTACGAATATGTTTGGACTAGAAAGAAAGAGAATAGTAAATGGCACGCTTGGAAAACTGGAGCGCTATGGGCTAAATGGTCTAAGGATGGTGAGCCAGGTAGACCAGGTCAAGATGGTAAACCAGGTGAACCTGGAGAACCAGGTAAGCCAGGATCTAATGGTTATAGTATAACTGTTAATGGTTGTCCTTCTGCCATTAGATCTTCAAAGGGATTCCTACAAACTACAAATGTAAAATTAAGTGCCATAAAAGTTAGAGTTGATGATAGTGCTACTAGTTCTGTATCAGGATATTGGAAAAGCTATTATCTAAATAGTTCTGGTTCATGGCAATAGATCAACAGTACATCTGGCACTACGTTTACTTCTACATGGAATTCATCACTATCTACTACAAAGTTCTGGTTTGGATTTACTACAGATAGTAGAGATTACAGTTCGTTAAGTCCTACTAGTCAATATAAAGTATGGTCAGCTGAAGTTCCAGTAGTATTTGATGGAGATGTATCTGATATAGATGAAACTTATACTATCATGAGAGATAGAGGTCAATGGAGATCTGGAGTACAATACTATCATGATAAAGCATCAAATGCAATAAAAGGTCAAGATGTATCTAGTGTAACTAATTATTACTTATATTCAACAGATCAAAGTGTATCTTATGATACTACTAACTGGTCTACTAATGTACCTACAAACACATACGCTCAAGGTAAATTACACTCTTATAGTAAGATAACATATTCAGATGGTACTATTACTAAGACAATACCTGAAGTATTGTTAACATATTCTAATTCTAGAGTAACATCTGTTACACAATACTTTGCAAATTCAACTAATACATCTGTTCCTAGTGAAGGTTGGTCTACTAATAAGCCTGCATTAAACAAAGATAAACCTTATTTGTTTAGATACTTTACTGTTAATTATGTTAATAGTAACTCTCAATCTACTAGTACTAATTCTACTAAGAAAGCAATAGCTAGATATTAGAATGACTACACTCAGTATTAGAACTACAATAATTTAACTATTATAGATTATGTAGTATATCAAGGTAATGTGTACTTAGCTAAACAGAATAATACTAGTTAGACACCCAGTATGACTAGCAGTTATTGGAATATATCTTCTAAGCAAGAAATACTAACAGTAAATAACTTACTAGCTAATAACGCTAAACTTGGTGAATTTAGTTTTAGTAATAATATATTTACTTCTAATAATGGAGTATTATCAATGAACAGTAGTACTGGAGCATTTACATGTACAAATGCAACTATCACTGGTACAGTTACTGCTACATCTGGTACGTTCACTAATGGTGTATTCACTAACTGTACTACTACAAATCTCACTATTAATAGTGGTACATTAAAAATGAGCAGTACTATTAATAGCAGTTTAGGTACTCCAAATTAGGCATATTCTATTACTACTACTACTAATATTACAGGTTCTGGTTTCTCTGTATTATCTGCTACTAGTTCTAATGACTTAATTCGTGCAACATTTGGTTCAAAAGTAGTATCTGTATATAATAGTAGCAATAGTAGTATTAGTGCGTTAGCAGCTATAGCTATAGATGGTTACTATGTTTCTGGTAGAAATACTGTTACTGTGCCGTTGTACATATCTGCGGCATCAGATACTGATGCCGCAATCTTTGTAGACAACGGTGCTTTCTATGGTTGGAACTTACCAGTTTTGAATATTTCAACATTAATTAATGGTGTAACATTTTCATGTGTATGTAATGTAACTTCATCTGGGTATACTATGGCTTTAAACCAAGGTAAAGTAGGAACAATGGTATTTATGAGTGTATCTAGTGGATATACATATACTATTAGACGAGATTCATGTGCATGGATATCATCCACTGGTGCATATCAATCAGCTGGTACTAGTTCTACTACATATAATGATGATGCTAGAATATTTGTACGTGTTGCTTATAACACTTGGTAGGAATATTTCGTTGGTTAATAAAAAATTAAATAAAGAAACTATGAAAATAAATTTTAAACAACTCAAAGTATACGTTGATATAAATAAAACTGTTGAACAGTATATTGATGTAGCTAAAGATTTAGCTGAAGGTTTATACAAAACATCAGCTGGAATAGCAGGTCACTCGTTAGCATTGAAAATATATAATTCTACTGGAGAAGAAGATTATAGTGAATTAGAAGTAGATTTAATTACTAAGTATACTAATCAATATGCCACTCCTTTCTTTATAGATGCTTTAAGTAATATTAAAAATGAATAGTCAATTACACAATCAGATCAAACAGTTGAGTGACAGAGAACTACTAGAGGGCATCTATTAGATGCTCCTAGTAGTAATGTAGGAACAATTAATCAGCGATAGTAAATAGTTAGGTATAAATGTTATAGCTGATTTATTAGTAGATAATATGTATAGAAATAGAGAAAGAAATGAAAATAATAACAATGCGCCATATCTTGGGCAACAAAGTATTACAATATGATGTTGATGACAGAGGAGTTATTGTAGATGAGAGAGAAATTGATAGAGACGATATGTCAAAGCCTGTAGATGTTTATGCGGTAAATTTTAATGACTGGAGACCGCATCCCTCTGTAAATGCTGATATAATTATAACAAGCACCTCATTTGTCATAACTAGATTTGCTACACTGAACGATACAGTAAAGTGCTACATTCCTGACCAAACAAAAAATTTCCCAGAAATGAAAGTGGAAGTGAAAGGTATAGTTGACGGGCAGGAATTATACTGGGGATATAGTGCTGATGTGAAATTAGTCAATATCACATCAGACGGAACCTATGATATTCCGCCATTAGGAACCGTAAACGGTAATCTGTCATTCAGAAACGGCAATATTGTCGGTCCTTGTAATATAATCATCACTTAGCTACCGTTACGACAACAATGAGTTAAATGAAATATTAAATAGCGAAGTATGGACAGAAATGAATTAATAGATAAATTAAAACCTTATTTTGAAGTAAGTGAATTAGTATGCCCTCATTGCTACTCCAAGTTTGGTGAATCTTCATGGTAGTTTATAAGTACTGAATTACTTAGTACTTTGTATATACTACGTACTAAGATATTCAATAAACCTATTACTGTTAATACTTGGAAAGCTGGTGGTTAGTTCTCACAAAGAGGTTTACGTTGCAATATGTGTCAATTAGTAAAGAATAAAAATAGCATTTACTTATCTGCACACTGTTTTGATGATCAAACCGAAGTACTTACTAATAATGGTTGGAGAACGTATAAGACAATATAGCCAACAGATTTAGTATATTCGATGAATATCGAAACTGAAAATATTGAAATTAAACCAATTAGAGATATAATTAAATATGATTATGATGGTGAACTGTATTGTGCAGAGAATAAACACATATCATATGCAGTTACAGATAGACACAGAATGCTAGTAAAGAGTACTTCAAAAAAGTATAAAAGAATTACTAATAGATAGATAAGTGAAAAATGGAATACTTACTTGTAGCATTTGCGTAGCAATAAAAGCGAAAAATATCACATAGAATTAGCAAAAGATGTACACGGTAGAAGAATGTTTTTTAAAACGGCTGGTATAAAAGATAATACTAACACTTATGATATAAATTTACTACGTATGTGCATGGCTGTAATTTCCGATGGTTATCTTGGAAGAGTAAATAAATAGGGGAACTATGAGTTAAAGTTTAATTTAAAAAAAGAAAGAGACAAAAATGAACTAGAAGACATACTTGCAAAATTAAACTGGAAATACGTAAAGAAATATTCTATTTCACATGAAAGACATGGTTGTACTGGAGTATATAATTATTATGTTAATTCAACAGTTGGTGCACAAGTAAGTCAAATAATTGGGAAAAATAAAAAAATACCAATGTGGTTTCTTTCTCTATCCCCTGATATAATGAAACAGTTAATTATAACATATGCAAAATTTGACGGGCACTTGGATGAACGTAATAATAACACAAATATATCTATCTATTCTATAGATGAGTATAATATCGACATGTTATAGATTATGTCAATTCTATGTGGTATGCGGTGCGTAAAGAAACACGAAAAGAATGTAAAAAACGTTATAAGAGGTAAAGAGTATATAACAAAAGATTTTTATACTATTTTTATAACCCAAAATAAAGATTCTTCTAAAGTTTCAGAGAAAAGTTATTTTAAACGCAAATATAAGGGTACTGTATGGTGCGTAAACAATGATAATACCACATTAATAACAAGAAGAAATGGAAAAGTAGTGTTTATTGGAAACTGTTTAGGTAAAGCAATAGATTTTAATGTAAAGGATTTAGATAGTAAAACAGTAAATGATATAGTAAGATAGAATGCTGATTTATTTGAATATCCTATTAGATTAGAAGCTAATACAGACGGGTGGTCTCATTGTGATTGTTATGTTCCTTATAACTCTAAGGAAAAGATAGTAATTTTTACAGCATAAAACTATAACCATATAGATACATTGACGTTACACATAAATGTGTAAAATAAATTATATATGGAAGAAATTTGGAAAGACGTAAAAGGTTTTGAAAGTTTATATATGGTTAGTAATTTAGGGAGAGTTAAAAATGTTCCACATTATGTTACTAGAAAATATTATAGACCTTCTACTGGAGATAATATTGAAGATAAATTGTATATAAAAGAAGTGTTGTTAAATCCTAAAAAGAAGTACCATCATAAAGATAGAGGGATATATAACTATTTCTATTATGGAGTAAGTCTTCGTAAAGATGGTAAGTATTACAACAAATCAATACATCGTTTAGTGGCAGAAGCTTTCTTACCTAATCCTGACAATCTGCCTTGTGTAAACCACAAAGATGAGAACAAATTAAATAATTGTGTAGATAATTTAGAATGGTGTACTTATCAACACAATAATGTTTGGAAAAATAGATTAGCTAAAAGTTTAGAAACGTTTAATGCAAATCCTAAAAATAGAAGGAAAGTATATCGATATACAAAAGATGGAGCATTCATTAAAGAATATGAATCTGTAAAAGAAGCTACTAAAGAAATGGGTTTAAAGCACAGTAGTGGAATATATCTTAGCTGTAATCATAATAATTGCTACGCAAGAGGCTTTAAATGGTCTTTTAACTCTCCTTCCTTATAAATGCATCATTTAATAAAGAAAATGGCTTAAAACGCCTTAAAATGCGTTATGGAAAAAGAAACTATTTTATATAATATATTATATGTGGATAATAAAGCAAGAACAATTATTCCTGAAGTAGTTAATGCTTGGAATCTTACTCCACATAGATTTATTAAGTCTGGTGAAACTGTATCTATTGATATTAGTCGTACTCTGTATATTATAAAAGGATTTAGTTCATCAGATTATGTGCACATAGATGTAAAGTAGGACAGAATAGATATTACATTAGATCCTAATGACACAGATGCTACTAGATAGGCTAGAGTATCTTTAAATATAAGTGATCCTACTGGAACTCATAAGTTATTACAATTTGTAATACATTAGAATTAATAATTAAAATATACGTATATGACAAGAATAACAAGAAGCTATATAGCTCCAAATCCTAAAGAATTTGATTACTGGGTTGACTTAACAGCAGATCCAAAAGGTAATGTAATTAAATATTACGCCGGAGGTAGTAAATGGTTACCTTTAAACGATGATACAGATAATGATCAGAGTGCTAGAATTGCTGCACTTGAATCAGGTAAAGTAGATAAGGTGAAAGGAAAAGAACTATCTAGTAATGACTTTACTGATGCATATAAAACTAAACTGGATGGTATTGCTGCACAAGCAAATAAATATGTTTTACCAACAGCTACAGCTGAAACTATTGGTGGAGTAAAAGTAGGAGCAAATATTTCTTATAGTAATGGTACAATTAGTCTTAGTAAAGCTAATGTGACTAGTGCATTAGGATATACACCTCCTACAGCAGATACTAAAGTGACTATAAATAACACTTTAACAAGTACTAGTACTACAGAAGCTTTAGCTGCTGCTCAAGGCAAAGCTTTAAAAGATTTAATTGACGCATTAACTACAAGAGTTGCTGCATTAGAAACTCCAGCAGCTTAATATAACAAATACATATGGTAACAAATAGGATAATATTTTTTGCAACATCTGTTCAACCTAATCCAGAAGAAATAGACTATTGGGTTGACTTATCTGATAATCCTTACGGTGGTAGCATTAAATATTTCAATGGAACCGAATGGGTAAGACTAGCTGCCTCTGGTGGTATACCTGATCTTAGCAACTACTATACTAAAACATAGGTAAACAAATTGCTTAATGATAAAGCAAACATTAGTGATGTAGATAGTAAAGTAGATGATGAAGAGGTAAAAGACGTAATAAAAGATATACAGTTTAATACTTCAAATCCTAATGACATTACTATGGTAATGTTTAAGTATGATGGAAGTAATAAAACTGTTTCAATACCAGTAGCCTCTACAAGTTCTGCTGGTATCATTACATCTAAAGATTTCTTAGACTTTGTTAAGCAGCATCAGTTATAGGAACTTCATACTGAGATGATTGATACCTTTGCTGATATACGTGCAAAGTATTAGAAGAAACTCATTGCAGGTTTAAACATTGAAATTGATCAAGAAACTAATGTTATTAGTGCATCTGGTGATCTAGCTGTACAATGGGATAATATTGCTAACAAACCAGATTTTAAACCAGTAGCTACATCTGGTGATTATAATGACTTAATTAATAAGTTAAAACCAGGTAAAGACGTTAGTATTAGTGAAGATAATACGATTAGTATTGCTATTGATTCAGATTCATTAGAATAGTCTTTAGCTACTTTACAAAGTAATATAGATAAAGAAGCTGCTACTGCTCGTGCTGCTGAAACTAAATTAGGCAATGATATAGCTACTGAGAAGAATAGAGCTCAATCTGCTGAATAGACTATTAGTACTAATTTACAGAATGAAATTGATAGATCTACTCAGATAGATACTCAACATACTAATGCTATAAACAAAGAAGTACAAGATAGAAAAGAAGCTATTGCTACAGAAGTTAGTGATAGAAATGCAGCTATCTTAGTAGAAACTAATAGAGCTAAGGCTAAAGAAGAAGAACTTGATAATAAGATTACAGATCATACTGCTGCAACTAATGCAGCATTAGCGTTAAAAGCAGATAAGTCTGATACTTATACTAAGGCACAAGTAGATGCTAAATTATCTGGTGCTTATAAAGTAAAAGGATCTAGTACATTTGAAGCTCTACCTAAAGACAACAATGTAGTTGGTGATGTATATAATATTACTAATGCGTTTAACTTAGGTGGTAAACATTATGATGCTGGTACTAATGTAGTATGGACTGAAGATGGTTGGGATGCTTTATCAGGTTCATTTGATACTACTGCTATTGAAGGTGGTATTCAAGAAGTAGCTGATGATTTAGCTCAAGAGATACTTGATAGAACTCAAGCTGATACTACTATTAATAACAATGTATCTTCATTATCTAATAGAGTAAAAGTAAATGAAGATAAACTTACTATTATTAATGGTAATGAAGCTACTACTGGTTCTATAGCTAATGCTATTAAACAGGCTAAATCATATACAGATACAACTGTAACAGCTGAATAGACTAGAGCATAGGGAGCAGAGCAGAAGTTAACTAGTGATTTATCTAGTGAAATAGCTAGAGCAACTGCTGCGGAATCAGCAAATGCTACAGCTATACAGAATGAAATTAATCGTGCTACAGGTGTAGAATCTACTTTATCTACAGATGTAGAACTTATTTCTAAAACTAAAGTAGACAAAGTATCTGGTAAACAATTATCTACTGAAGATTATACAACCGAAGAAAAAACTAAATTATCTGGTATAGATGATAATGCTAATAACTACACATTACCTGCTGCTACAACTACTACACTTGGTGGTATAATAGTAGGAGATAGATTATCTATTGATAGTACAGGTAAATTAGTAGCTACCTATACTTATACTTTACCAAAAGCATCTAGTACTGTATTAGGTGGTGTTAAAATTGGTAGTAACATTACTAATACCGATGGTACTATTAGTTTAACTAAAACTAATGTAACTAGTGCGTTAGGTATAGATCCTACTGCTACTTATGTAAAGAAAGCTGGTGATACTATGACAGGAAGTCTTTTCATTGAAACTACATCTGAAATTAATTTATATAATACTATTTCTGTACCATCTAGTAGATATGCGGTGTTGAGATTAAAAAGTGGTGATAACTATTGGGATATTACTACAAAAGATACTGATGGGTTGCTATTACAAAAACAAGGTGCTTCTGATGTGCAATTAAAATTAGATACATCAGGTAATGTTAGTATTCCCGGGTATTTCAAATCTACCGTAGCTACAGGTACTGCACCTATACGAGTATCTTCTACTACTCTATGTACCAATCTGAATGCAGATATGGTAGATGGTTATGGAGTTTCAAATTTTAATACTGATAGCGTATCTATTAAGCGCTCTATAAATAGTGTAAATCAATCCAATGCCGAAAATTGGATTAAACTTTGCACTCTACCATTAACTAGTTAGGTGACAACATAGGATAAAAGAGTAGTATTTGAAATAGTTGGTGGAACGGATGTTGGTGAAAAGTATACTTGTTATGCAACATTGACTGCTTCTACTAGAGTTACGGAAAATGTAGAATTGCGTATTTTGAATAGTATAGATACTATTTCTATTACTACATTTATAGCTGGATATGTTATTACTTCTGATAAAGTAGAAATATGGATTAGAACTAGTAATTAGTGGGGGGCAAACACTAATATAGTATGTAAATATGCTTCTACTAATGCTGATGACATATTAAGTAGCCCAGCTACTACATAGAGACCAAGTAATTTTGTATTAGGTAACATTAAAACATTAGATGCTCCAGACTGGTACGGTGTATCTTGGTCAGAAACACCTTCTAATCCAGATTGTACTCGTATTGGTAATATGGATATGCATAGATCATTGCCTATATAGAGTATGATGAAACCATTTGCATTTAACACTGCATCTGATCCTTTATACACAGATAGATGTATACCTATCAAAGAAGATTTTACTAATAGTGAATACAGTTATAGTACAAATGACTCAGTTAGTCAAGTATCAACTAACGTTAATATTATGATAAGGATACCAGAATTTTGGTATACTGACGATTATAATTCTGATACAAAAACACATAATTTAAAATTATGTCCTCATGCTAAACCGGGATGGAATCATCATAAAGAAGCATTTGTTAGTGCATATGAAGTGAATTATTACAGTCAAGCAAATAGATTGATAAGCGTGAAAGGTCAAATTCCTACTGTTAACTTTACTAGAACTAATGGTAGAACTTGGGCTAGAGCTAATGGATTTAGCGGAGAGGCTAAGTGGAATCTTTATACATATGAAGAACACAGAGCTATATGCCACCTGTTCTTAGTAGAATATGCTACTAGAAATAGTCAAAAAGCGGTTAATACTGCATTAACAGTTGAAGGATTTAGACAAGGTGGATTAGGTTCTGGTTGTACTACAGGTACGGTAACTATCAACGGAACTACAACTTACTCGTTTATTCCTACTGGAAGTTCTGATAGTTTAGGTAGTGGTTCTGGTGAAGTTACAGTAACTATACAATAGACAGATTCATCTGGCACTAATACTACAACTACTACAAGAAAGTGTAATAGATATAGAGGAATAGAGAATCCATTTGGTCATGTATGGAAGCATACTGATGATATTGTTAGTATATATGCAAATCCTTTAAGAACTTGGTATAAGTCTAATAAACCTAGTAGTTTTTCTACTAATAAAAATTCTAGTTACAAATCTTTTTTATCTGCTAATATAAAAACTGGTTATAAAACTGAAATTAGAGCTACACCTACTTGTGATTTCTTTGCAGCAGCTTGTACTAATGGCTCAGAATCTACATATTGGTGTGATTATAACTGGGATAATACAGATACTTCAGAACATTGTTTGTTAATAGGTGGTGGCTCTGGCGATGGCGGCGAGGCAGGTCTATTCGCTCTTAATTCCAATGGTGGGGTTAGTGCTTCCTATGCTTATATCGGTTCTCGATTAACATATCTCCCGTGGGCGGAGTAATGACTTAATTATGCAATACGGTATAGTTAAGTAATACCCACAGGTTGCTTCTCTAGAATTAGAACGAGTATGCATTATTAGTTTTAGGTGAAAGAGTGGTAGCTCTGACAATAGCAGCAAAGCAGGTC